TAAAGGCCGTAAGCTGTGATTCATAAGTGCGATATGTATCACCAGCCGAAACTGGCTTTAGCTCAATACCATCTGCTTTTGCGGCCTCAACCATTGCGCCCCACGCAGCTGCGGTAAGCCAATGAAGTTTACCACCACCAGCTGCTGGACGCAGAAGGGATTCTGGAAGCTTACCGGGAGCAACACCCTTAAGGTCAGCTGGTTGCTTAACCGGAACTACGATATCCCATTCTACTTTTGGCATTTAGTATCCCATCTTTTTCTTGGATGATTTCTTTGTCATTTTCTTACCTGTCTTTTTCGCAGATGCTTTGACTTTTTTTTCGCCAGGCATTGTGTATGCAGACATTTTATTTCCTGCTTTACGCATTTATTTCTCCTTGTTATCTATCATTTTAATTAGTAATTAGATTAATTGTATATTACCATTTAACTTTATTGGCCCAGTAAGCAGCGGACATTACGCCCTTGCTAATGTTTTTTGAATGACGAGCCTTGAAAGATTCGCGACGCCTACGGTAGGCAGCAGACTCGCCCTTTTTCTTTGGCGAGCCAGAAACTCCTTGTTGACCAAATCTAATAAGCTTTACTTTGGACCCACTTTTAGCTAAAACAGCATGACTCTTTTTTGGATGATTGGGAGTTCGCTTTGGCTTATTGTAGCCAGCAAAAGTTTCATTACCCTTTTTAATCGCCATTTATTTAACCCTTTATTTCGTTGGTTTAGGATGTTTGTCTTTTGATACTTTTCTAGATTTTGCTAAAGCCATTATTTTTAGACTACCTGTTGATCTGAACCGCCACCACCGCTGCTTTTCTTTGGTGTTGACTTTTTCTTTGTAGCCGCTGGTTTCTTTTTTGAAGAGGTTTTCTTAGCGACCTTAGTTACATTTTCTACTTCCTTTTTGGCTTCTGCCACAAGGTTGACTGCGGCTTTGTCAACAACATCAACAACTTCCTCGGCGCGATTCATCGCCTCATCTATTACCGCTTCAGGAATAAATGAAAGAGGGGAGTTTTTCTTTCCCTTTTCATTTGCTAGTACAGCTTGTAGTTTTGTAAAGAATTTCTTAATCATTTTATACCTCTTTATTTTAATTTGAGTATGTTTATATAGTATCGCACGTAATTACAAAATGCAAATTATCGACCCTGCTGCGCCTCTTTTATTGCATTATATCTTTCTGCCGTCTCCCTAGATGCCAAGGAAAAGGCTTGTGCTGCTGCGTCTTTTACAGCCTGAGAAAAGGCGTCTAGATTAGACGGGTCTGCACCCTCCATTCCAACGGTTAGGCAGACCATCACATCTACGTTTTCAAAGTTTCCAGTATTGATTTTTCTTCCTACCGCAACAGTTAAGACAGGCTCAGTTCTAACGGTCAACTTTTGATGTGTTGCAACCACAGAATCCATTACTTTAGAAACAGACTGCTCCACGGCGCTTTCGGTTATCTTTGGCATTTATATTCCTACCTTTTCTAGTTGATTTGTAATTAATTTAAGCGTATTAATAGACTGTTCTTCTAGGGACATGTCATCGGTTTTAAGAATGTATGTTGCTTTGCCCTTAATGATGTCAATCTGTTTTTCTGAATGATGATTCATTTGCTCATACGAAAGTGGTCTTCCATCTCTTTTTATAATTCTTTCGTTTAAAGTTTTTTCCTCTGCATCAAAGACAACAATCATACCATTTGGTTGTTTCAAAATGGAGTCGGCTTCATTTTCGAATCTAACATCAGATATAATTACCGCAAATGGATTTGGGACCTGATCTTCGCTTAGACGATTTACATACTGTCTGTATAGTTTTGAAGACTTCATAATTGCCCAATCCGAAAGACACGAGCCTCTGTGACTCCTGCAGATATCCCCTGCCGTTTGTAAAAAGTTTCTAGGCTTAGTTCCTTCTGGCTCTATAGGAAGAGCTTCAATCTGCATAACCATGTTTGTGAGTTTTTCGTAGTCTGGAACAAAACCAATAGGACTTCCACCATAAATATCATAAAGGACATCGTGAATTGCGTAAAGTTTTCTAGATCTTTCGTTAACTCCTTTTATGTTTTTTTTGATAGAAGCTAGCTCATACAGTGGAAGAGCATAAAAAATATGCTGCCAAACAACGAAACCACCTTCGGCCAACCCAGCTGCAGACACAACAGAGCCCTTTGGACATATGGTTTCTGCTACAGAAGTTTTTCCACTTCCAGCCCTACCGGCTAAGCCAATTATAATTGGATAATTTTCATTAAAAGTTTTACTCATAGTTTCATAAGTATATCACAAATTTTTTCGATTGCGTTTTTTATCAGCCAGTTTATCCAAAAACTGATTACACAATTCATCGGGCTCCCAAACAAAATTTCTTTCAACTTGAACAATCTTAAAATTGAATTCTTCTTTAATATCTTGAATAGTCATAAGCAGAGGCAGTAATGCATTGTTTCTGCATTTCCATTTACCATTTATTTGATTTGCGACAACGGCTGAATCAGTATAGATGATTGGATCATGAAAATCGGACATGGAACAAATCAAGAGTGCCGATATAACAGCCTCAAATTCGGCTTCGTTGTTTGTTCTTAGACCAAGACCTCTGGCGAACTGCGCAACCTTTTTTCTATTCTTATAGACCACTGTAGCGCAGGCGGCTTCTCCTATTCTTTTTTGTCCCTGTCCCCTGGAAGCTCCGTCGCAAAATACTTCAATATGCATTGGGGTTATATCTTTACGTCAAACTTTATATCTAATTCTTTTGCCCTGCTTTTTAAATTTTTTAATTGCTTTTCAGTTGAAACAATATGAGTGCGTATAAGTGAGTATCTTTTTTTCTTATATTCTACTTGCGTAGGAAAATCTAAATATTTTCTTGCTTCAGAAAAAAATTCATTTGTAGAATTAACTGCTTTATAATGGCCGATGTACATATTAATACGTTCTGAAATCTTTTTCATTATAAAATCCTTTTTCTTCTCTTGAAGATGCGATCTGCATTGATTGAACTTTGTCAATTAATTTTCTTGCTGATTCGGAAGATATTCTTGCTGCCGCCTCCATTGACTCAGCTAAATGCACTATTGATTCAGCCGTAACCAAAGCCGTGTATTCACCCTCTGCGGCTCCTAGTGCATTCGCTTCTCTCTCTGCCTCGTTCTTGCCAACCCTATTTGCCTTATAAACCCTTTTATAAGATCCTTCTATCAGCTTGTATTGTGCCCTAGCCATTCCGGCAAAGCGTGCTATTCTTCCGTAAACATTTGATGTTCTTGCAACCAATGAGGCTAAATCATGTATTCCAAGGTCGAGAGTGTTAATATCTGGAATTGTAATAAAATACTCAGAATCTTTCTTACCAGAAGCATATGCCGTTACAATTTCCTGAATCTGCGGGTCAATAAATTCTTTTAAAAGTTCATTGAGCTTTTGCATTGAATGAACATTCATCGTTACTCCAAGTCTAAAAAGTCTATTACATCTTCCATCTTAGATTCTATCACAATTTCGAGTATTTTATCTCTCGTTTTTGACAAATGCTCCCTAATTGTGTTTGGGTGTTCTGATATTTTTTTACTTATTTGGCTTGATCTCAACCCGTCAACATAGCGCCATTTCAAAAGCTGTCTTTCTTGAACGGTTAAAAACGAAAAAGGTTCTGCGCAAGTTTCGCCCAAAACCCAAAACTCATTTATTTCTTCATTGTTTAAGAACTCCTCCATTTCTCTCTCTTCTGCAGGCGCTTTAAATCCAACCTGCTTTTCACCATTATCTAGATCATCAACTGAATCATCGGAAAGAAGTGGAAATGTTTTTCTTCCTAGTTGATCTATCAAAAAAGTGTCAACATTTTTTTTTAAAAGATAGAAAAAATAACTATACAGAAATCCGACTAAATGGTATTGGTCCTTTTTCAGATTCTTTTTTTTGATATCTTGCTATACATTGAAAGAATGTCATATCTACTGTTTGTCTAATATCTGCCTCGTCACCGATATCTTTTGGCCATGTATGTTATTCCGCCTTAAAACCTCATTTACGTGCTTATAGCCGGCGGGATTTAATTTGTTTTTCATCAGCGCAAAACGAACATACGAATCTTTTACGAACAAAGAAGTAAATCTTCTTATGTCATAATCTCCTAAGTTATACCTGCCGTAATAGAGCATTGAGGAGTACTTGGTCAAAAAATTATTAAACACCTTAAGCAGTTCTGTTTGGGCTTTCTGGTCATTTTCTTTTGCTCTAGCAATTAAGTCTTGAACTTCCTCTTCTTTTAAACTATAATATTGTTCTTTATAGGATTTCATTACTTGCCTTCCCAATTCAAAATTTTATTTGCATAAAAAGACCTAATGTCTTCATAAAAAATTACATTTTTGATTTTCATTTGTTCTGCAAAATCTTTTGCGTCGGTATTAAATTTGCTGATAACAAAAACTAAATTATTAAATTCTTTTTCATAGTATCTTTTAAATCTCTTAAGTTTTATTTTACTTTTATCATCTAAAAAACCTTTTACTTCAATCCAAATACTTTTATTTTTTATATAAAAGTCTGGAGTATAGGCTTTGGTTCCTCGCTTAATTGGAAAGGCAAAAACTGTCGGTTCAAATTCAAAATCTATATCATATAACTTTAATATTCTGGCAAAATTAGCCTCCCAATTGGACCTTAAAACCAAACCTATATCTTCCCTATAGCCAGTCTTTGTGTGCTGGTAGACGTTGCCTTTGCCGCCGCTTTGATGCTATAGTGTTTTCATCAATTGTATAGTTCTTTAGTAGGGGACGGTTTAAAACAGGGTGTTTTGCGAGACCAGAGATCTCCAAAAAAAATTCTTCTGGAACGTTGTTTTTTGTCATCTATCTGCTATCCTATACCTATAACCTATTGCTACTCCATTATAATTTATAAAACATCCAAAATCAAATAATAAACAAGGAGCAATTATGTCAAACAAACTAGATACCGTCATCGATGCGATGCACATTGGAATCAATGAGGAGATAATCTCCGACCTGGTTTCCAACAGGGGTTATACCCTTGAAGAGGCAACACAATTGGTGGCTGAATTTGCAGATTTTAACCTTTCTGTTTCAGCTGCGGAAAATCCAGTTACTGAGTAAATAACTACTGTCTGGGGTGGGAGCCGAAACATGGCTCCTACCCCAGATTTTTTATTTATACCACTATGCTTTAGCGAGCTTGCGCAGCCTAAAGACCCCAGTATTGCAAGCCCCCGATTTGGCAAAGTCGCAGTAGGTGCAGGCTCTTTCGTTCTTAGTTGGGTGAAAAAATGTATCTTCAGTAATTTTATTAATTTCTTTAATTAAATTCTGTTTTACATTTTCTAAATCTTCTTTAGTAAAGAGATGACCCTTTCTTCTGCCAGATCTTAAATAGTACATTTCTGCGTAAATGTTTTTGTTGGGAAAGGCTTCAGAAAGTGCTAGGGCATAAATGCCCAGCTGTAAATTATTTTGTATATCTTTTTGTGCAACTTCCCATTTACCAGTTTTATAATCGATTATCTTTAATGTATTTTCATCAACAATATCTATTCTATCCATGTAACCAAGAATGGAATAGCTACCAATTATAAAATTAAATTGATATTCCTTATCAAGGACATCGAATGTGGATTCACCATATTGATCAAAAAATTCATTTAGTATAGTGGTTCCAACTTTTACTAACTGATCTCCAACAATTTTATCTGGGTCTTGTTTCTTGGCGTGATGTTCGTATGATTCAACCAATTTAGTGTGATCAAGTTTTTCTTCTTTAGAAACATTGTCTTCTAATACCGAATGTATTATATTTCCGAAGAAGAGCCACGTCATTTTTCTGTCTTGGCTCTTTTTGTATGTAGCTATAAAAGTATTTTGATGGACACGACTTGTAGGTATCTATTCTTGAATAAGAAAAATCCACTAAGGCAAGGCGCTCAAAGTCGGATAATTCCGATATGGATTTAATTTGTATTGTCATCAATATCCTGTATGTTTTGAACAAAAACTCCATGTTCGTCATACTCATTGCCATTTTCGTCTATAAAATGACCACTATGAATATTCCTATATGAACCGCTCTCCCACGGGAACCCAACCAGTGGTGCCAATTTCCATGTAATCGTCTTCGTTATACGGCCAGCTCATCATTTTCCATCCAATCGTTTGCGCCTTCTTTTAATGATACCACGGTATTGTTAATACCATCGATATTATAATAGTAGCTTAATATTGCATGAAGATCAGCTAGTTCAGATGAGGAAGCATAAAAACCAGCTATACCAGATTGAACGAAATAACTTAGGGCATCTCCCGCCCTATATTCAATAAGGGTAATTTCATTTAAAACCATTCTACCCACTTCTTGTGTATTCATAATTTACTCCTCGTATATGGTTATTGGATTAAAATTTGGATCGTTCATTTTTTCCCTCATGTCACTAACGTAAGAATCCCAATCTCTTTCATCCTCAGATTTTTTCTCGTACTTAACGGTTCCTTTAAATGGATTTGTTTTAAATTTAGTTATGATTAGTTTACCCTCTTGTGTTCGCCATCTAAGAATACCATTTTTGCAATCACAATAATCGTCTGGATGTGCATCTATGCAGCCCCTGGGATCATACCTACCGCTGCAGGTATTGCATTTGGTATACCTACCCCTGTCTTGGCATCTATTGCACGATGAACAAAATGCCCAGCAGGGCTTTTTTGTTGGATTTTGATATGTTCCCGGTAATGTCATTTTAACTCCATGTGTTTACTAGTTCGTTAATTCTATCTTGTATCTTTAATGATGTTGTTTTTTTAAATCGGAAAGTAACTTTTTTATTATTTTCTATATAGGAAAAGAAAACGTTTATCGGACCATTTATAGGTTCAATTATATCATATATATTTTGGACCAGATCCATACTGGGTGCCCTGGGCAGATCTACAACAATAGACTGAGTTCCAATAGCTTTTGATGTATCTATTTTATCAATAGAATTAAAAAATACTTTTGTTGTGGCTACTTCATCTTTGTTTTCTTTATTAATAGATCCTGCGACAATCACTATATCGCCTTCTATAAAGAAATCATCAGCTATATTTTTTGACTCTCTTGGAAACACAATGACTTCTATTTCCCCGGTCAAGTCTTCAACTATAAATTTAAACATTTTTTGACCTTTTTTAGTAATAATTTTTTTAACCCCCGTGATTATTCCACCCACCTTAACATTCGCACCATTAGACATTTCGCTTGCGTCTTGTATCTTTACGCTAATGTCTTTTTGTAAGAAGTCCCACACGCCCTCGATTGGATGCTTAGAGACGTATATGCCCAATTCTTGTTTTTCTTTTTCTAATATATCTAACTCATATTTTCTTGTCATATCAAATTCTTTTTCTACGCTAATGAGTTCGTCTAAAGCTCCAGCCCTTGCAAAATGTTCAAGTGTTGATTTTTTTAATACAGCTGTATCAGTTCTTCTGAAAAAATCGTATATATTTAAATAGGGTTTTTCAACGTTTCTACAGTTGATTACTGCATCCGCCATGGATTCGCCAATGCCGTTAATCGCAGACAGTCCAAAAATAATTGTACTATCGTCAATAACCTCAAAATTCTTATTTGACCTGTTAATTGATGGCGGAAGAACCGATATACCAAGCTGCTTGCAGTCAGATAAATAGGCGGCTAGCTTATCTTTGTTTCCAACCACAGAAGACATTAGGGCAGCCATATATTCTGCAGCGTAATGAGCTTTAAGATAAGCGGTTATATATGAAACCATTGCGTAGCTGGCAGCATGAGCCCTGTTAAAGCCATAGCCACCAAAGTATTCAATATCCGAATAAATTTTATTAGATATTTTTTTACCTAAACCAGAATGTGATTCACACCCTTTTACAAACTTTTGTCTGAATAAAGCTATTTTATCCATAAGCTTTTTACCAATAACCTTTCTTAGATCATCAGCTTCAGCGGAGGAAAAACCAGCAAGCTCCCTAGATACGCCCAACACATCCTCTTGATACAACATAATCCCCAGTGACTGTCCAAGAACCTTCTCTAGCTTTGGATGATCATATACAACCTCAGACCTCCCATGCTTTCTGTCAATGTAAAGCTTATCCATCCCAGAACCCATAGGACCAGGCCTGTGTAGGGATATCAATGCCATAATATCTTCTATTGTTTTAGGCTGAAGCTGAATCATCATCTCTCGCATGCTGTTTGATTCAAGCTGGAAAACGCCCATCGCCTGCCCCCTACATAGCATGTCAAAAGTGCGTTTATCGTCCAATGAAGTTTTATTGATATCAATATCAATTCCTCTTCTATTTTTAATTAAATCAAGGCAGATATCAATAACTCCAAGATTTCTTAATCCAAGAAAATCTATTTTAAGCAGACCGCACTGCTCAACCCTACCCATGTCCCACTGAGTGACAACGGGTTTATCTGCACCCTTCTGCATTATGGGCAAATAGTCCATTAGTGGATTGCGAGATATAACAACTCCAGCTGCATGTATGCCGGTTTGTCTTACTAAATTTTCTAGCCCAAAAGCTGCGTCTATGATTTCCTTTGCCTGTGAATCCCCTGTGTAAATTGAAAAAAACTCTTGTACTTCCATGCATTCGTTTAAATCTTTTGAAATACCCAATACTGGTGGTGGAATAAGCTTAGCCACTTTATCCCCAGTGGAAAAGTCATGACCAAGAGCCCTAGCAGCGTCTCTAATAGATTGCCTGGCGCCAGTTCTGTTGAATGTACAGATATGGGCTACTCGATCACTGCCGTATTTAGATCTGGCGTATTCGATAACCCTATCCCTATGCCTATCGTCGAAGTCAAGATCGATGTCCGGCATTGATTTTCTTCCTTCAACCAAGAATCTTTCAAACAGCAGACCAAACTTAATTGGATCTAGATTTGTGATATCAAAAGCATAGGACAGAACGCTTCCGGCAGCAGAGCCCCTACCCCACCCAACTCTTATACTGTTTGACTTAGCCCATCTAACAAGATCCGATACAACTAAAAAGTATTCGGGAAATCCCATATCTTTTACAACTTTTATTTCATAATTTGCTCGTTGAACAATAGGTTCGGGCAAATCGTTACCATATCGATTACGCAATCCCTCCCAGGCCAATCGCTCAAAATACTGAGTCGATGTTTCGTTTGTTGGAATTGGAAAGTTTGGAAAATGAATTTCTCCAAAGTTTAAATTCACATCAACCATATCGCAAACTGACATGGTATTTTTTAACCAGTCAGCATTGAATAGCATTTCCATGTCTTGATAAGACTTCAAATAAAAATTATCTCCAGAAAAAGAAAATCTATTTGGAGTATGTATATTAGAGTTGGTAGCCACACATAGCATGATGTCGTGCGCCCTAGCATCGTGCTGATGCACATAGTGACAATCATTAGTTGGTACAACTTTAGCACCAATTGTTTTTGCTATGTCTAAAAGTTTATTTGAGACTTTTCTCTGTTCTGTTATTCCATGATCTTGTATTTCTATGAAATAGTTTTCTTTACCAACAATGCTCTGCATCTTATATGCAGCTTCTAGGGCAAAATCATAATCATTTCTCAAAAGCGCTTGACAAACTTCACTGTTTAAACAGCCAGATAAAACAACAATGCCCTCGGAATATTGAGAAATCAAATCGTGATCTAATCTAGGCTTTACGTAGTATCCTTCTAAAAAAGATTTAGAAGACATTTTAATGATATTGTGATAGCCAACATTATTTTTTGCCAATATCGTTATATGATAAGGACCTCTTTGCTCCCACTCGTTTTTGGATGGGCCAGATCTTTCTTCTTCGTCTCTGTCAAATCTGGTTTTTCTAGCCTGATAAAACTCGCTTCCGAAGAATGGGCTTAACGCCTACGGCGGTAGCAGCGTCATAAAAATCTAGCCAAGAGTGTATGTTGCCATGATCTGTCGTAGCTAAACCGGACATACCAAGCGACTTAGCTCTATCGAGATATTTTTCTATATCACCATGTCCATCTAACATAGAAAAGACCGTATGGTTATGTAGGTTGGTCCAATTTTTCATTGAATTCCCCTTTGTCTTTTAATGTCATCTAACACTTTCTGTTTATCTTTTCTATAGCAAACGATTACAACCCCTGAACAGTACCTGCACACTGGGGGTTTTCCGGCTTGAGCAAATGGGCTAGCAAACATCGACCTGTCAGACTGCTCAGTGCCGCAGTCGGAGCAGAGGCCAATAGCATCATTGTTTGACATTTTGATCCTTTATGGTTTTATAGGCAAATCTAACTGGGGATGGTGAGGATTTTTCGCTAGTTTCAAAAAGCTTATCACCTATTTTAACCCATTTATTTCTTTTTTCCAAAGCACAATCCCCACATCCGACCCCAACGGCGTTAGCCCTATCGCAGGTATATGGCCTACCCCCAATTCCCAGCTCTCTTCTTTTAACCCAGTCGTCAATATGACCAGTAGATTTTTCAAAATTGTAATCATCACAACTGCTTAAAATTTCATGAAGATATTTAATAGAATCAATGTTGTACGTTAAAATAGAACACAAAAATAATCTTGCCTCGTGTTCTAGTTCCCCATTTTTTATGGCCTGCTCATGCAGTCTTTTTACTGCGGGACAGTTTTTCCATAAGTTTTCTTTCTCAAATGATTTTTGTTTTTCATTAAAAGGCCTTAGTCTGCTCGAACCATATTTATTAAAGGACTCTAAAAAATCTTTTGGTTTTGTTTTTTCTTCCTCCATCTCATACGTAAATCGCCTATACCATTCATTTGCCGATAACGAAAAGCTTTGCTCTTCAACGTTATTTTCTTTTTGAGTTTGACAATAAGAGATTATCGAATCAATATTTTCTTTCAAAATGTTTTTAGGAATTATGTTTTTATATAAACCAGTAGACTGATGTTTGGATCCAGGCAAACGCCACATCCTTCTCATGTCATAAACCGCAAAGTCTAAAGATTCTATTAAATACTTCTGCTTTATCTTTGTTGCAATATATCTAAATATTTTAGGAAGCTCATTTGTTGGATTTATGCCTAGGGCAGCTGCCTCGCATTCAATATGAAAACCCTTTTTTCCAGTAAAATAAACAAGAACAGATTCTTCTGGAATAAATCTTGTTAAGTAGTCATATAAAAATACAACTTCCCTATGACACTTATCCATGTCTTCGTTGTCCAAATCAAAATAAAGTGAACCAAGCCTACTACACTTGTCGATATCCCTTAAATCATAATGCCAAACGGAGGTATACAAACCAATATTGTTGTGCAGTTTTCTATATTCATCAATATCATCAATGTCATAAAAGGTGGGATTGTCACCCACCTTATCTCTTATGACCCTATCGAGCGATGACACATATCTTGCTACTTCCACATATCTCCATTTGTTAAGGAATTTTGTTTTATCATTGGGAAGTCTCATTTTAACATAACCTTGTTGGATTTTTGACTGTAATTCCAGATAACATATTTTTGTGCAGAATTCGTCTCTTTACCATAAGCCCTATAGTACACTGACTCTAAGATTAATCTTTCTAAATCATTTAACAAGATTAACCTTTTATTTAATGGGTTTATTGTTTTCTTCATTTTGTGGTTTCCACCTGTGTTCCATTATAGCCTTACCGTCAACGATATTGTGAAGATTTGAGGCAATATTATCTGCCAGATGCACGACCATCTCAGCGTTTGAGGTCGGATATGTTTCTGGGATTGGAGACCACGGACCCATGTGGCATCTGATAAGCCTAAGAATTATCTCAATTGTCGGTTTATCTAGGTAAAGACAGGTTGATGAACTTTCAGACGCATATTTTTTATCTTCTTCTATGCACCATTCTACAAATGCATCAACCGTATATGCGTGTAAGTCATCGTAAATATAGTTTGCATTTGTGTCTTTTTTTGCCTTAGTAACGTCATGCAACAAGCATGCAGCGTAAACCAAATCTCTTTCTTGGGTATCCAACATGTAGGAATCACATATGTGTTGAGCCAGTCTAATGACCCTTTGAGTATGTAGAACGTTTCCACCAATACCGTGTTCGTCAATGGGGTTTTCATCTACGGACATGCTTGCGGGCATTTCCCAAAAATCTTTAGCTTTTAACAGAACAGATCTTACAAAACTTTTTATATTAGTTGTTTTTATTAAATTTATTTCTTCTAATAAACTAGAGAGTATTTTGTTTTCTTTTTCATTTTTCTTAAACAAAACATCTTCATCCAAAAGTTTGTCAAGTATTGTTTTTTTCATTTCTCGCCCCCGTCATAAGAAGGGCCATATTTTTTTATTAACATTTCATATTCTTTATCTATAAGATAATAGATAAATTTAGCTGGATCAAAGAATCCAGTCATATTGCTCATGTAATTTATTTTGTAACTTAATTCATTAGTAAACAAAATTCCCAATCTAGCTTGTTCACGATTTTTCGACATCTTTCCACCCCTTCCACTTTGAGCATGGTTTATCAAATGGGCATTTTTTACAATACCAGGTTAAACCCCTTCTTGGGGCAAAGATCTCTTCCTGTGAAGCTTCTTTGGACCAAAATTCTAAAGCAGACAGGTCCTCATTGTTAATCGTGCATGGTTGAAAAATGACATTTGGTTGAGCAAAATCTATATACCCGAATTTTGTATCTTTTAATCTATCTGGATTTCTTTTTAAGAAAGCGTATTTCATTGCACTAAAATCAGTTTCGTACATGTAGTGATGATTATTTTTATAATTAAATAAAAATTTAATAACGTAATATTTTTTATTTTTATATAAGATTAAATCAAAATTATATTTTAAGTTAATAACTTTATCAATTGGAACTGTAACTGAGTCGTTTATAGATATTGGAATATATTCCTGATCACTATAATTTTGATGAAAAGAACGAAACAACGCCGCTGCTCTCGTGGTTAGGCTGGCGGTATTACCATATGCCGTTTCATGCTGCTCTGTTATTATGTCGTAATCAGAAACGTCTTCGGCGAACCATATCTTTTCCCATCTGTTCAACAGAGAATCGTAAGAGGGAGTTAATCCATCTTTTTGTTTTCTGTAAAAAAAATAAAAAACAATCTGTTTAATTGTGTTTTCAAACTTTTCCGAGACTAGATCTCTGCCATTTATTTTTTCTGGCAGTTGATCTTTATGCCTGTATCTGTATAATAACGCACAAGTTTGATAATCTTTTATTCCTTTTGGTGTAATAATATTCATTAAGAAAAGTCTCCATTGCTCAGTAGGTCATCTAATATAGAAGACGCATCGTAAGATTGATTTGTAACTATTTCGTATTCTTCGTATATCTTTTTAGAATCTACGTACCTAACCAGGGGTGGCTCATACGCAAAAGTTGAACCAGTTATTCTGTTTTTTGGTATCTGCAGTTGCATTATACTTTCGTCCTCTGAGTCATCTCCGCTAATTAGTTTTTTCTCAGTAATAAAGATTGTTATTGCGCACTTCTGCTGAATGGCCAGCGATCCGCCAGTGTCAGACTGCATAACTACTTCTCGTCTTTCTTTCATTCTGTTTGAGTTCTCTTGTGCGGTAATGATTAAGACGCAGTTCATATCTCTTGATAGCTTCTCTAGGCGAACCATCATTTCTTCAAACTCACCCCATCTAGCCTTTCCTTTGGATCTGGTAAACATAGACTGTATGGTATCTATTACGATGACATCTGGAATATCTTGATTCTGCAGAAGAATTTCTCTTAACCATTTTTCAAGATCTTCAAAATAGGGAGTATCAGGGTCGTGCTTAACCATCAATCTGTCGCCCCACTTAAGTAATTTTTGCATAAAGGTGTTCATATGCTTTTTCTTATCTTCTTCACTCCAAGATCCCGCTTCAGCATAAACGTTTTTTCCTATGATTTGAGTCATTAATATTCTTTCCCAATGACTTCTGGCTTCTTCAAAATTTATATACAAAGCCCTGTACCCATTGTCTAACCAGTTATTCACAAGACATTTTGCAAATGTGCTCTTGCCTTTTCCCGATGCGGCTATGATTGCATGAACAGAGCCCCTGTAAAAACCACCATCGTTAGTGTATCCCATCGCCCTATTTAATGATTTATATTGAGTAGAAAGAAAATCTGGAGTATCTAATAATGAGTCGATTTTATCTATCATTTCATTGGCTGTAACAACCCCATCATACGGATTATAATTAATCTGATTTTCCAAAGTTGTTATCTCTATTGCTAAAGATGTCATCTTTGAAAGATCTTCTTCTGACTTTAACCCCTTTTGACCTAGGATAATCTCAAGTTCTTTTAATAAATTACGTTGTTTTAGTTTGTTATATTTATGTTTTATTACTTTAGTTACGGCTTCTGGAGTGGACAATTCCATTTTATTTAATACGTCCATAATTAAATCAACACCATTTTGACCATTTAGAGCTTGGTAAAGGTCGCTTTCGTTCTGCATCCAGTCTCTAAATGCAATAGGGTCGACGATGCTCAACTCGGTTGAAGCCGAGTATGAAATAAGCGCTTTATAAAACTCGTTTATACCATTCTGATTTTCAAGAAAACCAACCATTTCTGGTTGAAGGTTATCTCTAAAAAATCCAACCGCCCCCTGACACCTAAAAGATAATGCAAAAAGCTGGTATTCAATCGGATACGGTCCTGCAGATTCTACAAGGTTGATATTATCTATCATGATAGTTCTTTTTATTTTTCATTTTTCTATATAGATCTTTTTTTCTTTTATTATATTTTTTCTTCTGCTGTTGATAGTATGAATTATCTGTTAGATTTGTTTTTTTAGTTTTTTGTTTTATTTCCGGCTTTGCAATACGTATCGCCTGCAACATTCTATCATATACCGCTTCTTCTGTAAGAAGATCATTATACCTAAAAACAACCAAAACTATTCCAAGCTCCTCGCACTTTTGTAATTTTGCTTTATCTCTTTCCACAGCTTGATCAAAATCATACTTTGATTCATAGAACCTTTGTGTATAATAAAAGTGCTGTCTTCCATGAAATTCTGCCGCCAATCTATAAGAAGGACAATATACATCTAATTTCATCTTGTCACCAATATGATATTCGTTAATGATTTTTTGTCCTGGCAGAAGTTTCTTCATTAGATGCGTTAGGGCATTTTGCCCTCTTGAAGATTTTTTCTTCTGCTCTTTTATCCAAGATAGACCTAGGGAATTTATTTTTTTGTTTAGATCACTGTACTTTAACTGCATCTCCCTTGCTATTTCAGAGATTGTTAAATCAGAATCAAACAAAAGATCTATTAAAAATAAATCGTCTTCTTTATCTGTTTTGATTTGAGTTTTTTTCATTAAACTTTTTTTCATTTATGAATTTTGATTTAGAAAAACTAATAATCTTTCCAAAATCTAATATTGATAAATTAAAATTGTTCCATATCCTGTGAGCCAGGGCAGAAGAAAGTACTGAACAGTCAAGCAATATCATATCTGATCTATCCTTTATCGCATCTATTTTTTCACATATATTATCTAGTTGATTTTCATGATTATTATATGGAACGTGAATATAGCCTGCTGGAAAACCTAAAAGTTTAGTTATTTGTTTTTTATCATTGAAAGAAACAATGATATATGGTGTATTTTTTATATAAAATTCCACAAAAGAATCAAAGACTACTTGATTATTATAAAAATAACTTTCTAAAGTAGATGAATTGAAATAAATTGAATTATCCTTAAAGATGGATGCATCTATTTCTTCTTCTTTTTCCGAATTATACACATAAGATGCTGGAACCGCTTTCATGTAAAAATCATTCTTGATGTCAAAAGAACTTTGAATTTCCGATACAAAGTTTTCAGAAACGATGCCTGTTTTGTTATTGCCCAAAGCCTGGAGAGATGTTTTGGGAAAACATACATAGGCGTATTTATGGTTGGATAGCATTTTTTTAGTCAATGCTTGTATTGTTTGCGTTTGTGTTGCTATCTTTATTTTATTTTTCATATTATACTCCAAAATTACCCCATCTTACTAGTACTGGATTTTTATCTACTATTGATTCTATGTGATTTATGTTGTGAAACTGACCATTATCTATTTTTATATATCTTTCATACTTAGAAATTTTATCTTCATCTTTTTCGTATCCCATATGTTTCATGATTAAATTTGAATCTGACCAATAATTTCTTTGCCTTATCCAATCCATGACATAAGAGGGTTCTGATCCACAGCCAAGTTTTTTATTTAAGAATCCACCATTTTCCTTAAATCTAAATATTCTTGAACTATTTTCTGGCGCCCAAAGCTTATCAACTCTATAGTGAGTGTTGTTCCACATATGATAAAATCTAACATTAACAACATCACTTGGCGATTGTTTTAAAGTAGATTTTATATCCAAACTAGATATATTATTTTTCAAATAAATCATTTCGTCACAATCAATAGCGAGAATCCAGTCACCAACTTTTGCGTGTTCCGAGAGATTGCCCCAGGCAGTTGCCCTAAGATGGCCTTCATGTTTTGAAAAAAGTGATTCTTTATTTTGATACGTTTGACAGTATTGTTTTGCAATTGAAAAGGTAGAGTCCGTAGAGCAGTCATCTGTAAAAACAATTAAGTCAACTTGTTGAGATAGTCTTTCAAGAACATCTTTTAAATATCTATGTTCTTCATTTTTTCCAACTACTTGTGCAATTAGTTTTTGCATTGTTTTTCCTTGTATACAAAAAGCGGTGTCGACACCTTAGATCGACACCGCTTTTTGAATAGATATTAGATTTCTAGCATTTCCCTAACGTCTACTGCTGAAACTCTTTCCACGTCTGTATTTGTAGAAAGGATTTCGCCCTTAACATTCTTGCGTCCAAGGGCAATCTTCTCCGCCTCCGACTTATTTCTTGCCTTAACAAGAAACGAGGTCTTAACTTCAAAGTAGTTGAATTTATTATCTGACATATTTTTTCCTTTATGATTGAATTGATTAATTACAGATAGATATTATATCGACCCAACCAGGAAAAGTCAACTTCAACTAACAATTTTTTTTGACAAAGGACTCAGAAAATCAGTAGAAAAGCATGCGTATTTTAATTGATGCTCCCAGTCCCTTTTTAGGAAACGTAGTTTGTGAGACTTATGATATTTATTCTTTTGAAAAGATGGGAATAGGTGAGCTTCAATAAGCAGAGTTTCAAATGCCATAATAATTTATTATCTTTCTTGAGAAACTTTTAAGATATAGTCTAATAAGAACAAGGGCAAAATAATAAAATATAATAATTATATTACTTAAATTCTGACCAGGTCTTATCTCCAACACCATAGTATTCCCTTGCAAAGCCTGCGGCAACGATATCTGTATTGAGACAGTTGCCACCCTCATCCCAAACCTTAGCTAATACTCTGCCATACTTCTCATTTTTATCTAAGATAGTTTCTATTTTAACTTTATGCTTTGCGCGGGTAAGCCATTGATCGGTGAACTCTTTAGCTGCTAAACCTTTTTGTTTTTCAGCTAAATCTTTTGTTCGACTTTCTGGTGTATTTACGCCATAAAGACGCACTCTACCTTTCCTAAGAATATCAAAACCAAGATCAATGACAATATCAAATGTGTCACCATCAACTACTTTTTTAATCTCTGCATTGTATATCCATGGATTTAATTTATCTGTCACGACTGTATCTTTCTTTCCGATTGTTTGACACCCATTATAGCAGGGGGATTAGTATTTGCGCAATCCACGTTGCGACAGGAGAGGCCACTCCGTTTCCACATTGTGTATATCTGTGTATGTCTGCCTGTCCGCAAGTCCAATCATCCGGCCAACCCATAAGACGCTCACATTCAATTGGGGTAAGCTTTCTCACAACAGGATTGTTGTTTTGCATCTCCGCAACTATTGGCGTACCCCTGCCGTATCCATCTTCGCTAGAATCCATTCTGGATGTTAATGTATGAGCTGTGGTCCCTAAAACAGATACGGCGCTGCGTGTATCTTTTTGTTTGTATACCACTATTTTTCCCTCATAAACCTGCTGCTGCTGCGGAAATTTCCAATCCGAAGCTGCTAACGGTCCAATTATTGAGTTGTATTTATCATACTCGACCGAGGTCTTACTGTCTTCGTTGGATCCTATTGTTGTTTTATCTGTGCAGCTACCCTCTGTAAGGCTTCCCTCAAGACTGTCGGAAGGATTCTTGATCGACTCTGAGCCCTTCTCAATATGCCCTGACACGCCTTCGGGGAAAGGGAATAGCGGATCGGGACATCTTTTGGCGACTGTAGAATCAAAGACAGACACGAGGAACACTCTTCGACGTCGTTGTGGGACTCCGAAGTATTGCGCATCCAAGACACGCCATTCCTGTTCCAGCGCCCCTGCCTCAGCCATTTCGTAGAGAACTTGGTTAAAGTCGGCTCCTTTATTGGAGCTAAGCGCTCCATAGACATTTTCCCAGATAGATAATTTGGGGTACTTTCCATTTGTTATCTCCCTTATTTCTTTGATGATTCTTACGCCCTCGTGGAACAATCCTGAGCGTTTTCCACTCAGGCCTACTCGCTTACCTGCCGCAGAAAGGTCTTGACACGGAGAGCCCCAAGCAACAACATCAATCGTCGGTGCATGATCCAGAACATATGCGCCAGTCAGAGTCGAAATATCCGTCCATCGCGGTACTTCGGGCCAATGACGTTCCAGTATCTTTACGGCATGCTTATCCCACTCGCATTGAAACACTGTTTTCATACCCGCACGTTCTAAACCAAGGTCAAAACCACCTACTCCAGAAAACAATGAAAGTACTTTAGGAATAAAAATTGAATTTTCGTTTTGTGACATAAGATATTTTAGTCTCTCTCTATCCCCATATAATCGCATGCATTACGAAATAGTAATTGGCTTGTCTTAAACTGTGCATCAGCATGACTGTAGCCCTCTCCCGGCTTAGGGGAAGAGGCGTGCCAGCTGTGACCAATTGACACAGATCCATCATACACCACGTTATGACCTAGGTGTCTAGCGAAGTACGAGCACCAAGTCTCTTCGTAGTAATGAGGTGTTGGAAGAAAGGCTCCAGTTGCATTCGGATATAATTCTCTATATTTGGTATTATTTGTTAGTTCATTCCATACCGATCTTCTAATAAAGTATGCGGAACCGGATACGGTCACGCAATCAATCCTGTCTCTATAAAGAGAATCTGTCGGATCTGGCTCCATCCAACCCCTGTGTCTAGGCTGTGTATTGGTGCCAACGATGCCAGCGTGCCTTATGAGACCGTACTCATCTCTTTGTTTTGGACCAAGGATGTCAATTTTTTGTTCTTGATTAAAGATTTTACAAATTTTTGTTATATCTTCATTTGTAAACCAAACATCGGCATTGAGTAATCCTATAACACTATTCGACCCAAGGGCTGCAAGCTTATTGCACGCAGCTGAATAGCCGATGTTTTTGTTTAAACACACTCTATCTATTAAATAGTCATCTTCTTTAGATCTAAAAAAATCTATTGTATCATCATCCGAATGATTATCGGCTATATATAAATTCCAAAATTTTTCTGAATGATTTCCAGTGAATAATTGGTCGTGAAGACTATTCAACAGCCTTTCCAGTAGCGGTCTGGTATTATAATTAACAACACAAAGATCAATCATTTTTTCTAAGTTTATTTTCTATTACGCTTTTAAATGCGTTGTCTTCACTCATGCCAAACTCAAGATATTTTTTGTATTTATCATAAGCATCTGGAACATTTTTAGAATCGTAGTGTTCTATAAAAGAATTGTATGGCTTATATTCATGAGAATTGGAAAAATAGTCAAATTGCGGAAAAGGATTTTTGTTTCTTTTCCAAAGAACATAAAAACAAGCAGATACTATTACGACAGCGGTTAAGCACTTAATCCCAGTAGTCTTCATCGGAATTTTCCTCTCGTGCAATGTATACGTTTTTTATTGCAGAATTGACAGCAGATAAAACCCTAGCACATAGCGCTTTTTCGTCGTCCGAAATATGACTGCAAGCTAATGAAGCGTATGTTTTTTGAATATGCATGAATGCCTCTAGGTCCTCTATTGCGTATGTTTGACCAGACTCAAGTTTAATTCCTTGTTTCTTTTTCTTATTTGTTTTCTTACTCATTGCTTTTTACTTTCTTTTTAGTTTTCTTTATTTCTATTTCTTCTTCTGCTATATCTTCTTTTGATACAAGATATGCACATAGATTATCGGTATCTGGCTCAAAGGACACAAATAAAATCTTTTTATCATCTTCTGAATACCCTTCTGGTGGGGGAGATTCTATGGCTATTTTCCTTGAAGAACAGCCATATACTTGACTATGATTTTTATATACGACAATATAATTTAATTTTGAAGCTGGCATGGCGCTATAATATTACCACAATACCGATAAACAAACTAAGCAGGAGTGCAACTAAAACTGTAGTTATTTTTTGAGATTTAGTATTAGCTCTAGCGTTCACTAAATGCATGCTGATTGTCCAATTAAAAAAAACTACAAATAACAATATCTTAATTAAGTTTACAGCCACATTAACTCACCAATCTTCCAATCGTAATTGGAAATTTTTGTTCTGCAAAAACGCGTACTGCCCTTGCATATTCCTGTATCTCCACCTGAGAATCTTCCGCTAATCTTTGGGTTAAAAAAAGACATACTGACTGAACGCTGCATGACCACCTGTAGATAATATGCATACCATAGGCTGGAAGAAAGAGCCTAGCCTGCTCCGGTGCCACACCCTGCTCTATTGCCATATTATAGAGGGCCTCTCCCTGCTTAACATAATTATTAAGCTCATCCGTTAATACGGCACCCTGCCATGGGCCCATTGGGCCACCAGAGCCCTGCTTTTTGTCTTCTGGCGCAGTTCGCCATTCGTTACCTTTTGGAATATAAAATTCTGGCTCCATCGTTATATACCTTCTGGATGATTCGTTCCAGGAATCCATTGTATGATCAGAGCCAACAACATACTTCCAGTGCTGTCTAGCAACCATCAATGGAGCCTTAATCTCAAAGGTCATAAAAGCATGCCTAAATGGAGACATGTGATTTTCCCTTATTAAATAATCAATAAGACGTGCGTCTCTTGCCTCCATGGTTTGTGATTCTTTTGCAAAAGACGCTCTTGCGGCGTTTACGATTGACAAATCACTGCCCATACAATCAACAAATCTAACATACCCATTCCCTAAAACAGGTATAACATTTGTATCTTTTTCCACTATTCTTCCTCTGGTAAGTCTGTATGATCCTTCTCTATCAAGTCTAGCATAAAATTGTTGAAATCACTAGTTTTTTTATATAAAGATTTTAAAAAATTATTTATTTCTGGAGGAACCTGATAGTACTCCTCCCTACATTCGAATAAATTTTTTATAATAATATTTATTTCTTGAATAGTGATTAATAGTTCTGCGTTAAGATTACTGCAGAATTGAATGTACTTATCTGAGTTAATTTTATGAAGATCTTTTATTTTTTTATATTCAAAATTAGAAACTATTTCCTTAAATGCTTTATTTATAGATTCTTCGTTACTGCCGATGGCTGTTCATGTTAATTTACATTAGTTTTTATGAATTTAATCTCACAAGAGTCTGTTGTGCAATAGCGTTCTCCTATTGCATCTGCCGCCATTCCGGCATAAACCCCAGTCAGATCAATTGGAAATAATTTACTTGCCTGCTGTAAGTATTCTTCTTCGGTAATTTGTGTATATGGCATTTGTGGATATGTGTCATTGCCGCTAGGCAAGAAAGAAACTGTTTTTAGCTGACCATCATGCATATGTAGAACCGTACCGACATGCTGGGATTCAGTGTCCCTATTAAATGACACGGTTACGGAAACAGAATTGTCAGACCAATATCTTTGCGCAGTAGTAGCAAGTGCAATTTTCTCAAAGATTGTTACATCTTTTTCCGATCTAATAGCGTTAGATTTAATTGGAAAATAAACAACCGATGTAGTATCTGGCGACTCTGCGGCTGGTTCAATTCTATAATTTGCCATCTTAAAGAGCGGAAGCATTGGGTCTTCGTTGGAAAAGCGAATCGTTCTGTTGAAATATTTGCCGCCGGGAGTCCAGTGAACTCCTGGAGATTCTCCAGCCAAAATGGATACAGTTCCAGATGGTTTTACTGTCGTCGTCTTAATTGACTCTCGTATACCCAACCATTCAGAATATACATTGTCGTACCTTTGCACTGTTTTATAGCCTTGATTCATCCAATCTTTAAGAATTGGCATTCCTAGTCGATCAGCAAAATCCGCAACACCCGACATTGAAGTGCCAATGCGGCGGTTGCGCTGCATGATTGCATTTGTTTCTTCCCAGTGTGTTGGAAGAAGGGTTACCGTTTTAGCATATAGATAAGCAAATTTTAATGTTCGCTTATAATCCTCTAATGAATCATGCCTGCCAAGATACGTTTCTACCAACGTGCAGCATTCGTAGGACTCAAGAGATTGTTCTGCGCATGGATTGTATCCTGCGACCCTGTGATCTTTATTATTGGGCGGATCAATTAATCTTCCATACTTTCTAGAAACGTCTATCCAAATAACCCCAGGTTCACCATTAAGAGATATGCCGTCTATGACCGAAGACAAATCTGCCCCAACTTCTGTTTCTACAGAATTATTAGACATCCATCCCCATCCTGGAGCCAGAGGATCGTACGCGTTTCTTTCTGGAAATTTTTCTTTATTTTTTAGATTTAAAAATTCCTGATCGTCCAGTCTTCCTATCAGAAGTTCTGCGGAACGACGTACGTTTCCAGAAACAACACAAACTCCGATTAAATTACCTATATCAGCTATATCCATTCTTGTGAGCTTAGATCCAGCCCTACCGTCAAATATTTTACGGATGTGCTTATGCAGCCTCAATAGCGGTTCGTGACCAGCCGCAACACCACCAAATGTTTTTATTGGAGTTCCAGATGGTCTTATGTGCGAATAATCAAAAGAATACTTTGGTTGATGTTCTTTTAGGTAAGAATTTAAAATGAGTATAAGAGACTCCACCCAGCCTTCTCTGGTGTCGGGAATGACATAGATAATATTTTCATCACTTGGTTTATAGATTGTAAAGTCTTTATCCGCACCTTTGTCGTCGAATCCAACACCAACGCCAAGCATCGACGCTTCCATGAGGAAGGCAAATGGTCTAGCTGGGTTTATTTTTGTCATCTCAGCAGTAGAAACAAATGCACAGTTTTGAAGAGCTGCTGAATTCTTTTGTATATTAACTATGTTCGTACCCATCGCCCATAATCCACGACCAGGCGGTGTCCACTTTAGGTTAAACAGCCTATCAAAAGCCTCTTTGGCACTTGCTTGGGCCTTGGCGTCGTTCCATGGTAGTCTGTTTTTTTTGCAGTGGTCTTTTTGGAGGGAGTAGGTTCCGTTAATTACTCGTTCACAAACATCAATCCAGGTTTCTTTTGAGCCATCTTCTTTTAACCTACTGTATGTTCTAAGAAATGTTATTTCACCAACACTATTGCCAGCTGCGTCTTTATACCCAAATGGAGACTGTTTGGAATAGTATCCTTGAATAAAATCTTCACTGACTTTAAACGAGAACATAGAAGCCCCTGTTGCTATAGGAGATAGGTCTGGATTTCCATTTTCAATTTCTTCTGACATTTTTTCCTTTAGTTAATTGCTAGTATTTTAACAAATTTTGGATTGAGTTTTTCTATTTCTTTGGATTTAATTTTTTTTATCTGATCAAAAGTATACACATTGTATATCTCTCTTTCAAAGAAATAACCACTTTTCCAATTAAAAACTTTGTCAACTGAGTTTGTATGATTCGTAAATAAATTCGATATCACCGCTCCTCCGTATATTCTTATCAGGTTCTGCATTTTTTTTGAAATAATTTCTTCATTTTTATCATTAACTGCGCCGCTGTTTTTTGCGTGAGAATATAACCAATTGTAAGCCTGCCTGGTAATGGGGGAGTAGTCTATGGGATCTATTACGCCTAAAGAGATTAATTGTTTGTGGTTCTTCTGTATTTCAATATCTTTTTTTACTACGTTCTTAAATAGAGAAAACCAATCTTTCTCCCTGTATTGATTCCAGGTTGGACACCAAAACAAAATAAGATGAACAGGATCGGGTATATTTGTTTTCTCGACCGTAGGAAGAAGAGCCGCACAAGAGACTGTCTTTTTAATTTCTTCCCTACTCAAATCTTTGTTCTTGTTCTTATTCTCAAAGTTTGTCCAAAGTTTTGCTATATGAGTTTTCCAGTCCGCTTCACCTATATAAATATTTAAATACTTTTCTGCAACGTCGATTGGTAGGTTCCCCTGATCAACAACGGACATCATGTGCTCTAATATCATCTATGTAATCCTTATTAAATCTACCGAAAATTGAATAAACCTATATATCTAGCCCTAAAATAACAATCCCGCCCTTGAGAGGCGGGACAAATACTCTTCGTATTTATTTCCCCACTAGCATTATACCAGTAGGAACTGTTATATGTATGGTCTTTTGATCAAATTACAGAGCTTTTGAAGAGGGAACTCCTTTGTGTTCTCCAACTTTATTTCTACCATATTCTGACGATGTATTAGCTTGACCATATCCAGATGTAAATACTGTTGAGCTAGGTACACCATCTGGAGTGTAGTTGTCGTACAAGCTATAATCTGTAGTGCGATTTGCGTGACCGTATCCGGATGGGAAAACGTCTGCTGCAGTTACGCCATCGAACACGTAGTTGCTGTAGAGACTATAGTCTGTTTTCCCATCAGCGTGACCATATCCGGATGCAAAAACGCCGAGCACTCCCCTGTAGGTGTGTGGCTTAAAACGAGCTCCATCGTATCCAACCCCATTCTTAAGCGTGCCCGATAGCGGATGAACATACAGGCTAGTGCCATTAAATACTTGCGACAAAAGAACGTTGCCGGGGTGTCTGCCAGTTCCTGGGACGTGATTATTGTCTGGTGCGCCATCTAGGACATGGCTGTCTGCAAATAGGGGGTAAAAAGAATACTTTCCTGCCGTTCCCTTATACGGGTTTACCATTCCAGAAGAGGATCTACCCTTCAAAACGGGTCTTGGACCAACATAAAATGTAGCCATATTTATTATCTCCTTAGATTAACTGCACTATATAGTAAAAAGAAATAGGCTTTTTACACTTTTAAAATTATATATAATTTACAATTAAATCTGACAATACTGGAGCGGTTCCGTCCGGAAGTTTGTTTAATGATACCTCAATCCATACTGATTGCGATCCAGCAACTGGGGTTAGGGTATAGCTTGAGCCCTCTTTGTATATAACCCTGTAGGAAAATGCTGTAGACAAAAGCTCCTCTGGAACATTGTATATTCTTGGAATGACTTCCTCGACACTTTGTATTGTTGTATTTTGTGGCGCAGTGAACTTAATTATTGTTTTTCCTGTATCTAGAAATTTTTGTGAAACAATATCTAAATCAGATAATCCATACGTATAAATATATTTATCGTTTTCCTGTATGTAGTTTCTTTGTCTAAATATTATTTTTATAGCAGTGATTTTTAATGGAGCAAAATAAAAACACACAGGACCGCTATTAAGCATGATGTCTCCCGAAGAATTTGACCAACCTCCTGGCGCCACTTTACCCACAGCTTCAGCCTGATTGTTGTAGAGTCTATTGTAGTTTAACGGGAACCACCTATCTCCTGCATTTAGTTTTGGATTTTCGTCTTCCGTAAAAGAAATGGAAACAATATCTACTCCAAAGAGAGGATACGGTGTCATTCGTATATGATTTGTAAAATCCGAACCGGAAAATGAAGACGGTATTTTTACATACAGTTCCATTTGTGCGCCAGCCAAAGCAGGAGAATCCACTATGACATTTCTCTTCCAGAATTTATCAGAGGAATCTATTATTGAATAATAAGCAGGAGTTGTGTCGATCATTGCAGTTGAGTTATCCACACTGGCAAAATTATTTTCAATTTTCATCTCCAAAAAATCAGGAACAGCCTGATCTCCAGATGAGTCAAAAAATTTGATTTTTGAATGAGAAGATCCCTGAACCAATGGTAGAGTTAACGTATTGTATATATAGTCAAAACTAAGGGCGTCCGTTGTGCTTACGGCAAATCCAGAATTTCCAACAAAAGACCCAACATCTATTTGTGAATAACTAAATATTGAAAGCTTTTTATAGGTAGAAGGACTTTCGTATTCCAATGCCTTTATTCTGTCTTCTAGGTCCAAAATAGCCATTGATAAAAAGTATTGATCTTTTACTACTCGCTCAAAAGCTTCTGCTAATTTTTGATCAAGTATGCCAGATCGATTGTATAAATGTACAAGGTCTCTGTAATTTTGTTCTGATTTTAGGTTAAAATCTGCACTACTGACGGGGCCATTATATTGAGCAGATTTTGATTCTGAGTTAATAAAGTCTGACATAATTATTTCTCTTGTCTTTCTAGTTGATTAATTTTAAAAAATAAATTTGATACTTTTGCTGCCAAGGTAACGGTTGAGTAAAGAGCGGAATTTATTGGACCTGAATTTAAAAAAGTGATTTCATCATCGGTAAAATCATAATAGTCCCCACCGTAAAACGAAGATCCTTGCTGATTGTCTACTAAGTGCGTTGAGTCTTTTTCTGCATTAACAAGAACTTGCACCCTGTCAAAAATCGAGGTATTAAGTTGCTCTAGCTCTAAGTGAATTCTTTTTATATCCAAGTACATTTTTTGATACATCAAGTTCTCATCGCCAGAACTCCTGGGACCCATATATAAGGCCCTTATTCTTTTGGAGAGGGGTTGACGTATCGCCTTCTTAAGACTTGGTTTTGTGTACATGATTGTCATAGATTGTTATCCTTTATAAAATTGAATCTCATCTTTTATATCTTGAAAATTTTGAGAATTTTTAAATTTTAATGTAAAAGAATCTAAAGACGGAGAACCAATCGGATTTCTGGATCTGGTTAAATCCGCCCTTAATCTTACCTGTTCAATTCTATCAGGATTATTTGTATAATAAAACAACCTTGAATTTGAACTTATATCCTGCCTACTAAGTATCTCTTTATTGCCATAAACATTGTCAATAGTAAACACATAATCAAAAATTGATTTATTCTTTTTAAATTCTAAGAAATCTACGTATCCGTAATTATTAAGATATATCATTCCGTAGTTTGACAAGTTTGTATCCTGCATTAGGGATATCGATCCGTTGGCACTTTTTGGAATATCTATAGCTATCTGTATATTGTTTACGCCTTCTTTAAAATTCCATTCAATAATCTTTGATTTTTCAAACTCGGAGATTAAATTTCTTTTTCCATTAATATAGATGGCTACACGCCAATCCAAAGAAATCTCGTCGTTTTTTACAAAAGTATGTCTGACTGTTTTTTCTGATGCGCACAAAAGTTTTGTCTCCAGCAGGACGCTAATTCCATCCAGGGTGGGGCCAACATAAGATGTTTGATTATCTCCTATTGGCCAAGAGGGAAACAGATAAACTTGCCTGTCAGTACTTCCCCCAATTATAGAATTCCAAGTTTTTAAGGATTCCAACTCATTATGAATGTCGTTTATATACGAAACGTAATATCCTTTTGCTAGTCCAATTCCAGAAAGGATATAAGAGTCGTATGGATCGTCTATTGTGTCAATTTTTGCTATTCTATATACAAAACTTCCCGTGGCGTAATTTTCGATTGGGTTTTGAACGTTTAGATTTTTTGAATTTAATACAGGTATTTTTTGTATTTGATTTGCAGGATCGGTGACAGTTTCTAATATTTTCTTTGATTTAAAAAAGCTACCTTGCAGGAAAACGGTGTTTGAATAAGATTGAACCGACTGTTGACGCGATTCAGATTCCTCTTTTGGACCTATCGGTGTCCAGCTAAAATCAGAAAGTAGTTCGGCGTTGGGATTATCTGGGGCTATGTAGTATGAAATAGATCCATTTTCTAATCCAGACTGACTAACAGAGAGTGAAACTGCGTCTATTGCTAGGTTTTTATTGTTCTTTGACTTGACGCCTATTGGGGCACTAACATAGGTGGCAAACCTATCCCTATAAATTCCGCTGATTGATATATCCCTAATGCCAAATCGATATAGATATTTTTCTTTCCTACCTTCTTGAATTTGATCTGGTTGTGTTTTTGTCATAAAAATGTCTATAGACGAGACTTCTTTTGATTCAAAATTAAAAGAAAACTTATCATAATCTCTATTAAATTTTTTAGAATAAATATTTTTTACGTTTGTTCCATCTGTGTAGTTTATTCTACAATAAATATCAACAGGAGAAATCGTGCTTAGCTTTCCACTAATTGCCGACAATAAAACCGACTTAGAAATTGGTAGATTAATTGATAAAGTTACAAACCCAGTGGTCTCAAAGCTGTATTCCTTTTTCCATTCCGTATTATCCAATCCGTCAAAGACTGAAGAAAAAAGCGATTCTTCATCAGAAATTGGGGTATTGCTAGAAATCTGCCTACCATCAAAAGATGAAGAATACGTGACGCCGCTTGCAGCTACACTCTTTGTTGCCACAGTATCAAATATCATTGAATTTAATTGGGGAATAATTACCTGCCCGTTCTCTACATCTACGTACGCACTAGTGAAGGATAGGTCGCTTCCATCTATTGAGGAAAAGCTGTCGGTATAGGCAGAGAAAACACCTTCTGTATTTTCGTTTGCAAAAAGTAAATTGTCTATTTTGTTTTCTATTCTTATCCTTCTTGCCCTTAGGGATTCGAGCCTTTTATTTAGTGCAGTAGTAACAGTCATGATATCTTCTGAATTTTCTAGAACCGAATCGTATAAAACTTCTATATTAAACAGTGCTTTTAGCATTGTCTCGTTAAATATGTCTACGTCACCAATTGATATCTGTCTAAAAATTTCTGGATTGAGTGAAAGCGGCTGACCTAATGTATAGTTAGAAAAATACCTAGAAAAGAAACTAAGAATTTCCGATTCTTTAGGAATTTTTCCATCTGAATAAAATTTTTTGTAAATTACATCTAGGAATTTTTCTTTTTGTATATTTGATATGCTCATCGTTTTTCCACTTTTGCTATTAGTTTGTAGGAATTTATTATTGGGCTGATATTTGAGTATTTTCCTTTAAAAATCTCTATCTTAACTCTTACTTTATTTACGTTTACTGGAACTGCCGGAGAATTTAAGTAGCGCACTCCCTTAACCTTTTTGCTTTCCTCTACGTTTACATTGAATGCAAGCACCTCCGGAACACCTATAAAGGGATTTTCAATAGCTGATATTCTATACCAATTTTTTCCTTCATCTACTGAAATATAAGTTTTAATCAAAGAGTCTTCTTGACTTGTGAAACCAAAATCTGTTTGATAATCCATAGACAGAGTAAGGTATTTAATTTTTCCAGAATAACTATATGGCTTTGATACAAAGCTAGCCTGTGAATCATAGTATTCGTAAGAAACATCAACAGACCTTAATCCGATAGACCACCTTTTAGCATCGTATATTTCAAAATCTCTTTTTAGATCTATTGAGGCGGCATATTTTTTTGGCTCGTAGGTCGCTTTTTTGGTTTCAATTTTTATATCTTCAAAATTTTCCTCTAGCCATTCTTCTCTATCGATCTTTCCCTCTATTAATGAGACAATTCTTTCTGCCCCCGCCCTAGTTTCAGACGCCCATGCTAAATCAATGTTCGGGGTTCTTGATTTCTCTTGTTGTTTATCAAAGTCCTCAAATCCAGTAGCTATATTTGTATAATAGTATTTCTTATTGTCTTTCGTGAAAGACACTATATAGACCTCTACCTGCTCTTGGTTTTTGTATGCTACATTAAGCTTTTTTATAAAAAAGTCGCTTTGATCTTTCCAAACATTTGGCCTAGTTATTGGTGGTATTAAATCATTGACATTTACTTCCACCTCAGTGAAGCCAAGAGAACCAAGAGCGGTTTCGTCAAATCGGCTTTGAGTATTTAGAGATGCAAAAGGACCAGTGGCTCCTATTGGTTTCCAAAACATATGTTTAATTTTTACATCAGTATGTTCTTGTTGTTCAAAGTAAATTAGTATTTGAGAAGTTTTTATTTCCGAAAAAGATACTTGTAGTCTATCATAAAAATAATTTTTGGAGGTCTCAAAGGTTAGCGGAACAACCGAACTGCCAACATAAAGCGGGCCGTTAATTAAATCTACCTCTTTAAGATCTTCGGTAAGTGCAGTTACTCTAGTTACTTTTATTTGTGATGTTGCATTTTGATCAGTTCCCCAAAAGGGATATACGGAAATAGAATTTATCATTGAAGCAGAGGCCGCTCTAAAGCCTAAAACTAATTTTAAGGACTCTTTTTGTGGATGATCTATCCAGGATTTAAAATCTATAGAAAAAGAATTGTCTGTTCTTTTTTCGTAAGAGTACGTAAACTCTTTGGGTTTTGCATTTTTCAAGTATATGCTCGATCTGTTTAATGAGATTGCCTCGTACTCAAAATATGTTAGTGGATTTCCATCAACCACATTTGTTATAAGACCAGTTGTTGGATTATCCTCATAGGAATATTGATATAATGCATGCTCTCCGCAAGGTCGTAGCCGGTATTGCATTTGCCGTTTTCTTCATATAAACAACATGATTATTTCCCAAAAATCCATTAGAAAGATCTTCTGCTACAAAGATAGAATCAATAATCCAGGGATTGTTTCCCGCCGACGGGAGAGTTAAAGATCCGAGAATCTATCCTTGGAAGACTTCTAGCGTTGGGAAGATTTCTGCTATTTGGTATATCTATTTTGTCCATATTATCAAAAGTATCACCATAATAAAAAAGTTCATCTGCGGGACTTTGCGAATACGTATTCAATATCTTTGCTTTTGATTTTATCCTATCTAAAAACGTAGATTCTTTTTCTATTTCGGAAGTAAACATGTTGTAAATTGAAACGACCATTGCCGTTTGATACTCTAATTGCTTGCCAAATATAGACAAATCATCGTTAATTGAGTTAACGAATTTATTCATCTTTGCAGAGGATGGAGGTTCTCCCTTTATGACTGGATCAAATTTTGATATTTGAGATATCGGGTATTTATTGACCTCTGTGATAATTTGAGAATATTCCTTTGCTATTTGTTGATAGGAGGAAATATTGTTATTTTTATACTTAAGTATAAAATCTTGTATTTTTTTAATTATTTGATCATAAAATATTGTGTTTGATGATAATTGAGCCATTGTCTTATCCTAATTGAAGAAGTTTCTGAATCTGTATATCAGGAGTTTTTGTTTTCATTTTAACAATTAGATTATTTACATCTCCTGCAAAAAACAATCCTGAAAAATTGTTCCTAATAATTAATCTAAATCTCATAAAATTACTTGTATAGTTATATAAAACCTTAAACGGAATATTTACCTGTTGATTAAATATCAACTCTTTACCATTTTGATAAAATAAAAGATCTTGACTTGAATAAAAATCTATTTTTTCAAAATTACCATCTAGGTAATTCGTCAAATTTATAGCATACACCCCATTGTCAAACTTAACCAATACTGGGGTATAATTTGGATTTGTCGGAGCTGCAAGTGATCCATAAATAGGATGATAGCTACCACCCATAAAAGAGTCAATAGAAATATATGGATTGTTTTTGAGAACAACTTTGTTTTCTGAACCAGTCCCCAAAAACATTTCGCCCTCCTCCCCGCCATCTCCAGAAACAATTAAACCAACTTCATTATTCAAAACTGTACTGTCTATGTATTGCTGAGAAAAGTTTGATATATCCAAAAAATAAGAAACCAGATAAACAGAGTCTTTATTGAATTTATTTAAAATTACAGTTTTATTAAATTTATTCACCGAGTAGGCATTTGAGGGTAGGCGTTTTTGATTTTCGTAAACCTTTAAAGAGGTTTCCATTGGGAAGAAGCGTAGTTGAGCTGAAGAGTTTAGGGGGTTTATAAAAAGCATTTCTGAATGCACCTCTTCGGAATCACTAAAGGCCAATGGAATCCAGTCATTCTCAGAAACTGGATTTTCCTTTAGGGAAATAGATAGCTCATATGAGTTTTGATATTCAATATCAAAACCTTTATCAATTTTATATTTATTATTATTTTCTTGCAAATTTATTTTTGCTTTTATTCCATATACTTCTCCAGGAATTGTTATTCTATTACTAATATACGAAGCTTTTGCTAACGAGTTATTTGTTGAACTGGAGACTAGCGTCCTACCAAATTGTATATTTTTTAAAGAAAAAGAATAATTATAACTATTAAAAGAATTTTTGTTCTTTATAAAAAATGGGCTTCTTGATAGGGAGGAGCCTGGAATTATTTGTTCTTCAGACAAAAACATATTTTTATTTAGCTCAACATCGGTGTTTTGTTGCATTTCGTATGGTGCAGAGACTATTCTTAAGAGACCATCAGAAAGATTTTTATTTTTTGAATCTCTAAACATAACATTCTTAAACATTTTTATTTGAGATCCTAATGCTTGAGAGACTATGTTCTGCACTATTGCAGTTAGTGGACTTCTCTTAAATTCTAAAGAGTTATCATCAATACCCAAGTTGTTGTTAAACTCTTGCAGAAATTCCATCGGCTTTAAAGAAGGATGATCCTTACTGTAAATTGGAAATCTACACGAATAATAATCTGATATTGAATCTCTATTTGTATTTTTATTTAAAGATTCTATAGAGTTATTTTTTAAAAAGTAAGATATGACTATTTCCTGTAGGGCACTAAACGTATTTTTTCTCTTTTTTCTTGAGCTTAATATGAAGTTATTTATTGACCTAGAGACTAGTTCTTCAGATGATGGAGAATTCACGGATCTTGTATATGTACTTTGATTAAATATAAAGATTGCCTTTTTTATCTTACTTAACGGGAAGCCTATATTTACAGTTGTCTGCAGATTTATTGGGGCGGACAATATGTTTTTTGTTACATACCCAATTGAGGAGCTATTCGAAAGAGAGTCAATTACCCCTCTTGCTCCACCTGCAGACTCAATGGCGACCTGCATCAGGTGTAGCCCGTTTCCACCAGAGGGCATTATCGATATGTTGTCCGATTCTATTTCTTTATTGAAAGTAATCTCGACAACGACCTTTGCCCCAATCAAATAAGAGTAATCATAATCAATATATTTTGAAATATTTTTTATAGAAGAAGTTAAGATTGTTGGAGATTTGATTGATACGTTCCACGTATCCGAATTATCTTCATTAAAAAGAGAAAGCAGGTTTGATTCAGAAGAAATATATTGACTATAGTTTGATTGTGTGGCGGTGTTTTTTATATTGTTTAAAATATTTATTTTATTTATACCAGATCCTATTTTAAACACAGAAGAAACAGGATCAACATATCCGTTTCCATTTTCTGCAAACGGTACTCCACCCCTGTCGGTGTATGGTACTTTTATCGAATCATATTCATTTGAATTTATGCTATTATCAAAGTTTTCTATATAGGAAAAATTATACAAATCATCATTTCCAGAAATAAATTCATAGTTATCAACATAGTTTTCAAAATAAGAAAGTATTTTTTCTTCTTTTTCTATTTTTGATAGCATTATCTCCGTCATTGAATTCAATATTGCCGATACGGAATTTGAAATATCAAAAAATCTAGAAAGTTGTATTTCTAAATCTCTAAATATATCAACAAAAAATTCTGAACTTATAATTTCTCTTGATACGGAAAGAACAGGAAGTGGACTGGTACTCGCAGAAAATCCTGTTATATTTTTTACCAATTCAGAAACTTGAATTTTATCAACTTTTATATTTTTAATTAGTGAGGCAACTGTTTTTTGAGAATTATTTGAAAATGTTGCTATTGTATCTGGAAGAAAGTTTTTCATAACCTAAACACTACCCCAATCATTTCCATCCATATCCTGAATCTTAAATGATACACCAGCCGTTATGTTTTTTCTAATAATAGAATAGACTTCTTCTGGATAGAGAAAGTTTTCTAAGACTTTCTTAGGAATTTTTATGATTACAAATCCGCCCTTTGGATACGATTCTCTATCTGGCGGATAAAAATCCCAAAAAGAAATTGCCTCTTTTAGATCTTTCAAAATAGTATCTATATTGTTATCAAATCCATCGTAAGAATAATTGACCCCACCACCCCTAGTTCTTAAATCTACAATATTAGTAGACGCAGCGGACTTATTATTTACCGATCTTATTAACGCTATGGGTATGGCAAAAGGGTTATATAAAGAGGGTTGATATTGATCAAAAATTGAATTATCATATGTAAAATGAATTGCGCCAGTGTAAATATATTCTGGCACATGCGAAGGCGGCATAATTGGACGAGTTATGTTGTTATTAGTGGGAATATTTTTACCCTTGTTTTCTATAAACTGAGGGAGTATGTAAATATACAGGGGTTTTTCTGGCTCAACATTGTCTTGATTCAAAAATGGATTTAGGGGAATTGGAATTCCATTAACATGTTTTATCGGAATGCCGTTTGCCTTTACTGCATAAGTAACCCTGACTAAATCGCCATCTTGAGGAAGGTCAACAAGAAGATCAATTACCCCAGTGTGACAGTTTACGTTTCTTATAAGCTTTGAACTAACTGTTTCCCATGGACTATTAATATCTTTTCTTTTTTCTATAAAAATATATTGTTTTAATACTCCAATAATATTTGAAGATGGTTCAACGAATGAAGCAATCGGCGTTTGGGATAGTTGTATTTTGTTTGAAGAAAGAAAAGTAGGATATTCATTTGGCACATCGATGAATGGTTTGCCAAGAATTTGAGACCAAAGAACGCCTGAAGTCGAGAGCGTTGAATATGTTGCAGATAGATTGTTGCCAGAGTAGTTACCTATCCATCCAGCGTACGGATTAGTTGGGTTAATGTAGAAATTTTTAACAAATGATCCAGAAGTGATATACAGTGGCCAAACTTCAAACTTGGAAAGATTTGAAGGAATTGAAGAAATGGATATTTTTGAGGACGGTACATACTTAACCTGATAAATCGGACACGCCATCTTTACTGGAGCTATCGGTGGTCTTATTGTTGTATTAAGAGTTTTTACACCCAAGAAATCACTTGAGGCTAAGTTTCCGTCTGCATCTATTGCCATGACTGCTATGTATATATTTCTTGGTCCTCTTGAAACATAATCGACATAGTACAAAACTTTACCTAAAAACTCTTTTTTTACCCTGTCGTAAAAACCATATACAAAACCGTCGTTTTGTTCTGCGTAGTTTTTCAGAACAAAAGCTCCGTAGTCTACATTGAGTTCAGTGTTTGCTATCGAATTTTCAAAACCTTGAAGATTTATTCCGTAGGGCATCCCAATCTTATTTGGATCTAAGCTTGGCTGACAAAGCATAAGTAGACCGTCTAAAACACTTACGGTATTTATACTTTTTCTTAAGATAGTTCCGTCCGTCTTCATCATCCAGTAACCCTCTATCGCGACCGTGTCGCTTTTAACTACACTTGAGTTTTGATAAATCAAACTAGATGCCTCAAAGTATAATTTATTGCCCTGAATTGTTGTAGTTATGGAAGAGGCACTGACAGGATTTTTATTTAGGGATACAACGTCGTATACTGATAGTGTATTTTGTTTTATTGAAATTGTTTTCTGAGAAGTTAAATCTATCTTTATTGATTCGTCTTTAAATCTTAAAGCACCGGAAGCCGCTTCTGCAGTGGAGGTATCAAAGGGTGGTTTATATTCGGTTGAACTAAAATCTATTGACGTTCCTTTAAGGTCCATCGTTTTATTTCCACTGAAGGTTGGATAGGTCATCAGTAGTGGTTCTGTTTTATATTTTACTGACTTTAAACCACCTAAATCTATAACTTCTACATTGTTTGGTGAAATATTATCAACATCTCCGAGAAATCTTATATTTTATGGTGACGGGAGCCGTAACGGTTTTTGGCGCATAACCAGACTCCGCTTCGGAGTATTCCTGTATCCATCTAGAGGAAGATGTTTTGTATTGCACCGTAAAGGTTATTGAGGTTATTGAATACCCCTCAGCCTTACTACCAAAAGCGCCACCCAAAGATCCGCCCGTTAATTTTATTGCCAATGTTCCAGTTGACATAACGCTTGCATTCACGGGAATGGATATAGTTCCTCTAGAGAAAGGTTTTTTCTTAGATATTACCCTAGAAGAAGATTCGGGGCCGAGCACTACCCGAGGCGGTAAATGGAATTGCTCTTACTTCTTCTATTTGAATTCCTTTATAGCTTTTTGCTTTTGCGAAATTACCAACTTTGATTTTCACATCAACCACTTTTGTATCAGATAATCTGGCGTCTCTAAATTTTTCTGGTACCGACACGTATATAGTATCGGACAAAGAAAGTGGATCATTTGTACCTGTAAATGTTACTTTTTGAAAATCAAGATCGGTGTTTTTTAGTTCCCATATTTCTGCCACGGTTGCAGAATGCTGAATGTATTTTACCGATTTGGGATTATTACCCTTAACTCGTTCAATTACGGCATTAAATCGATTTGGATCTGTTTGTAGCATTTTTTTCCAAACCTCTCTACAAAAAAGCGATTTAGTTTCTGAGTCAACTACGCCATCTACCAACCTTGCGTCGTGCCTTCTTTGAAATTTTGTAACTGCGGTTTTAGTTTGATTATCGTATTTCTTTGTTAAATCGCAGTCAATCCCATGCTCCCTAAGGGTTATTTGTATAAAGGCAATATATTCCTCAAGAAGACCCTTTGCGCCTACGGCGTAGGCTGTTGCCACGTTACCCAAGTCTATATCTCTGGTATAAATGTATGAATTTTTTGCGGCTTGTGTTGATTTTACCTGCAATCTATATTTGCCATTTAACCTATCATCACCAAGGGCATATATTTCCGTTTGACTTGGTCTCACCTCTACATCCGCTTCTGTTTGAAGTGCACTGAAGATTACTTCATCTTGTCCAATCAAATTACCGTTTGCATCCCTCAGAGCCTCGGCTGCCTTGTACCAATACTCCTGCCTGTATAGAGTGGCCTGATATGTTGCTTCTATTTCCGCAGACCAGTTTGCATTAAATGAGTCAGATGACTCTTTGGAAAAAACATATGAATTAAAAATTGTAAAATTAAAAGGATATGATTGATATATATTTCTTGCAGATATTTTACTACTTAAAGAATCTATTGTTGAGCTTGAGCTTGAATACTCCCTTTGTCTCATTACGTAAGCCCCAAAACCGCCAGGAATTTTAAATTGTGCAGAAGGAGCGTCTGTGTAGGCAAACAACGAATTCCTAGTAGCTTGCTCTGTTAGGGCATATAAACAGTATGAGGTCGGTATATTAAAGTAGGCCCAGGATGGCACTGACGTAGGATATATGGTATCGTTAGTGTCTTTTGTTTTTACAGCGTTCAAAATTTTTACATCTGGATTGGTAATTTCAATAAACATTGTTACGTTTGATGCGTCTATTTCCTGCAGGGGGATTGAATACTGATCTGCAAGATAGTCGTAAACAGATCTTTTGTAATAATCCAAAAGCGTAGGGTCAGATTTGAGGATTTTTTTGGCATATATTAATGAGCTATTAAAGTTTTTTAATAGAGAATATTCTTTTTCTTTTTCCTCTTCTAAAAGAACATTTTGATTTATTACGTAATCACTATTCCAATCAGAAACGTGATAGTAAATTGACGATCTTACATCCTTGACTCTAGATGAATAAATTCTGGATACTAGGGCAACCGAAACGGCATTATACAAAAGTTTAAACGGACCGTTCCGTGGCGGCTGTTGCGACCATTTGATTTGCTTTTTCTTCTATGGAAATTGATCCACTATTTGAAGTAGAGATATCAAAGATACTGGATGGTTGGTAAATGTCATTCACATACCTTAGAGTGGATGCCGTAGTTGCTAGAATGTTTCCAGAAATTAATGCATCCGTGGGTTTTGCGTAGCCAATTCCAACAACAATCGGCTTGGATCTAGAATTGAACAAGGCCACATTTTCATTATTAAAATTGGCAGTGAATTCTTTAATTTTTTTATAGTTTGCTTGACCCAAAGATGACGATCCAGAAATGCTTCTACCAAAAACAGAATAGATATTACTAGTCGTTGAATTAATCTCAACAGTTTCAAAAAATGAATCATTTATTGGCCACGCACCGTTTTTTCTTTCATCAAAAAAAAGATTATTAGAGTTATATGTCCAACTGTTAAGGTCATAAACTTCCGAAGAAGCAACCAAAGAACTGTCTATGTTTTCTGCACCGGCGGCTTGTGATAAGTCTAAAAACAAAGTTCCTTGTGTATCTTTAACAAAATATTTTAACTTCTGCCCCTGCTCTCTGGTTATATCTGCGTTTGGAGACCATGTCAGTATGTCAAACTTTGCTAAATCCGATTCACTAACTTCATCAATTGAAACAAGCCAATAATCTGCGGTTGTTGGTGATCCATTTCTAATTGGATTTGAAAATGTATATTTTGATAAATTGTATACGGAATTGGCTAATCTATAAAAAACATATGGATTTGACGATGCGTAGTTGTTTTGAGAGCGCATGGAAGACAACTGCGCTGTCGTGCACAAAACGGCGCAGTTTACTGTTTTTTGTTTTAGGTTTGATTCTGAATCAATCTCTTCTGAATTATTAACCGAAGAAACATCAATGCTTCTTTGAACCGCAGTTATTAATCTCCAGTTAAATGTTTCGTATGTTCTATTGTCAGATACAGCTTTTTTGGGTACTACTATTTCAAATCCATCTGTCTTAGAAAGATTGCTTAATAGGTTGTTTTTTTCTGTTATTGATTTCTGCGAAAAAATTTTATTGTTTCTCATTGAATTATCTGAGGCAAATGATTCCTCCATAACTTTATTAAAGAGCGAAACGGTATTTATATTTTCCCTATACCCAACAACAACCGAAGATATAGATTCAGTTGACGAAAGAGTAACCTTATCGTAAATCAGTTGAAGATTTCTTGGTTCTGGATCGTCTAATAAAACTATCACTTTATAAGGACGATTTGTTCTTTCTTTATAAATGTCTTCAAAAACTTTATCAAGTATAATTCGATATCTTTTTTTTCCAGTAGTGGCGTCTATATATTCGTTGTTATTTTCGTCAACAACTTTTATTGATTTTGGTATTTTTTCTTCTGGAATAAAATCATCAATACCCGCAATGACAAACGAATCTGCATATAGCATTGTGTAATATTTTGAAATGTAGTACGAATGGCAAAAGGCTTTTTGGGAAACATCGGATATCGTATATATTCTTTCAAAAGAATCCTCGTTGAGGAAACAGTCGGATATACTGACGTTTTCAGAATCAAATATGGAATTTCCATTTTCGTCTTCTAAAACTCCGAGCTCATTTGCATAAGCTAGTTTTGATTTACTCGTACCCAAACTAGAGGTGGCCAAAGATGCGTAGGAGTTTTCTGGCGTGAACGCTGACAAATCGGTTATTGAAAGATTGTTTGATGGAATAACCGGATTTGAAGAGAACCATGCTAGGACGACATTGTTTTCACCCTTTGGGTGATTAGTAGCCTTTTTAAAAACAATCTCTTTGTTTTCACTTAAGGATTTCGTCATTTTAAAACCTAATTATCTTTCTTTAAATTTTTATAATCAGATATATAATAGGGGGTTGAGCCCAGCAGCCCCGCTTGGTATTGCTCATATCTTGAGATGGGTAGCCATTTAGGCGGAGTCCATCTTGGGGTTGATCCAGTGGGTATAATCAACTGTTCATCATAGTAACTGGTAATGAAGCTAGGAGTTGAATATAGCTCCAAAGATTCATCCCTATTGTAGGTTATAACATCAACAACCTTTAAATCAGCAACGTAATTAAGATCAACGTTATCATATGACTCATACCAATAGGTCACATCTCCAGCAATTGGGGTAGCATGAGAATCGAAATTCGTTTTAAATTCTGATTCTGCTGCGAGATACCAGTAGCCTGGAGTAGCCCTATTCATTGCAAAGATTGGACCAATCGTAAACTTACCTTCTGAACCCGTTATAACTGTACCCGATTCTCCGATAAGCGCACTTGAACTAGTGTAGGTTTTTTTATTTACCGCTGAAAATGGAGTTCTTGATTTTTTCCAATAAACAACGATTCCTTCCATCGGAACATTATTTTTCATAGCCAATCCTTCCACGAAAACGCTAGATAGACCGTCGGCTTTAACAACGGCGGGATCGGCAACTATTACTATTTTATGTGGATCAGTGTAGCTCGAATGAACACTGTAATCGCAGGACTTACTGAAAGAAGATATACCACCAACACCAGCTACCGTTATACTGCCCCTCTCAGTTTTGGAGACTGGACCAAAATATGAATTATATACTCCCCTAGACAGCGCGTAGCCCTCTTCATTTGTTGTTACTAGGGCAGGATAAAATTGAATTTGTTGATTTGGTGTACTTTGAATTTGGAAACTCTGACCTGGCTTTGGATTTTTATTTGAATCCAACGAAACAATAGATATAATCATATAGTCCTTTGAGTCATCCATAATATTCGGGTGAGAGACTTTTACAACCGCCGACTCAAATTCGTATTCACCTTTACTAGCCAAAATAAATCCTTGATCCAACAAATCGCTAACCTGACCCAAACTTAAAGATATAGGAGTAGAGTCTTCGTATTGAGATTGTTCGTACGTTACCTCATATTGAGCGGAAAAATCTGGAGTAGCATCAAACACGACTATAGATTTATGCTCTGAATTATTCAATATATTATCGATATAATAAGAGTTTCTTACCCTGTAGGTGATTTGATAGTCGTGATTTTTACTAAAGATAGGAGTTGCACTAGGCGGGAAAGTATTTGCAGATAGAATATTTGAATTTGAACTTAGATTCTCAAATAGTATTCTACCAGTAAAGGCGTCGACTATGCTAACATCATATACATTTTTATAAGCTAAATAAAATTCATCCTCGTAAGATGGCCTGAGAATTTCAACGTTGAAAAAACCAAGATTACTAGGCGTCGACAAATCTTCAAATGCAATTTCTTTATATTCTGCGTATGGGGTTGATTCACCCTGCTTTTTTACAACAACTTCAATAGGAGCACCAGCTTTAGGTAAAGTATCCAGTGTCAATTCTTTTAACCTACCAGTAAATATTTGTTTTTTGGGTTTACTGTAGGCATAGTATTGTTCCTTCCCAATGTTAAGCCAACCAGTATTAACTCTAACTTCAAGCCTAGAATCATATAGCTTACCTTTAGCTTCAATGTTTTTAAAAATTGTAGTATTTTTTGATAATACGTATTCTTCTATAATTGCATTTTTGGGATATTCTTGAGTTTTTAATGTATAGGTAGAATCTGCCAAGATCGTTGGTATTGAATTTGATTTAAAAGTATAATTTTTATTTAAAAAGGGATTTACTATTTTTTGTTCAGACCAAATAAAGACATCAATGTCTTCAGGGTCAATCATGGATATACTTTCAAAAAAGTATTCGAACTTTGCAGAACCAGAAATACCAAAGGTTTCTCTAGATATTTCTGGAATCAGTATTGAATCAGAATTCATGCTGGGAATAAATTCCCCGTTTTCCGCCCTATATCCGACAAAACCATATTCGTCAACATACCCAGTAATTGGGGTTGAATAAGCTACAAAGGGTAGCCATGTAGTTTTTTCTTTAGGATAAGCGCTCCCATCCTGTGCAGATAGAACTATTTGATTTGGAGTAGCATTGTGGGGAAATTTTATTGTCGAGAAATATGGATTAAACTCTGTATCGTTACCACCACCTCCAACAAGATGAACTTTTACGTTTGGAGAAGACGGCACAAAAAGGTTAGAATTGACGTTTGGATCAAAAATATAGCCACCATAACCCTCTATTCCAGATGAAGAGCTAGATGGAATTCCTGCAATTATATTTTCTGTAGGTTTTTTATTTTCCACATAAACATACCTGGGTATAGCCCCAGGGGGATAGGGTATTGTGTTTATCATTAACGGAACATTTATCGAATAACTGACAGGAGGAGACGCAGAAGCGGGATTCAATATAATTTCTGCGTCTTGTTTTATTGTTTGTTTTATTTTTTCGGATTGATTCCAGAGATTTGAAGCCGCCTGAATTTTGGTTGATTGATTTAAGAATGGAGTTGCAGAAATTTGAGAATTTAAATTTGAAAAGTTCAAAATATTATTTGGCAGGTTCGAGAACCTTATTTGTCCGGAGTCTGAAGAAAGTTTTTGCACGTAGGACGAACCGTTCCAAAGTCCAAGTTTGAGTAAAATGTTTTTTACATGATTTATATCAAGCCTGTTTGTAGCGACGCCTCTTAATGTGTTTGAATAAGGTTTACCATCATTTTTATTTTTAACACCCATATCACTAACGACAAATCCTTCGGTATCAAAAATATCACCCACTATCCATTGGGGTGGATTTGACACCGAATACGGGCCCGTGTTTTTGGGATAAATTGATTGCGTTGAATAAAAAACGGTTGGAGTTGAATATAGGCCATGTGGTGTAGCATGAAATTCAAGAGTATAGTTTATTGTTGCCAGAGGGTTGTCATAGTCTACTATGCTGTAATCTGAGTAGTAATCAATCTCCATATTAATTGGATGATAAGCTGGTGTTGAGCCTGTTTTTTTGATTCCTCTTGCTTCTAAGTTTGTTTGAAAAAATATCGGTGTTGCATTAAAATCTTTAATTGACAACTTTAGGTCATCTTGATCGCCAATTCCTGGTCGATAAAAACCATGATCAATTTTATCATCATAATATCTTGCTGCTAACCTGGAAACACCATCTTCATTTAAACCTGCATAGTCCCACAGCGAATCATCAAACTTAAAATAACCCCAGTTGTTTGGATAGTTGACATTTAATTGTTTTACAAATTCTACGAATTTATCAGTGTGATTTTTATCGGGGAAAAAGTATGGAGTAGAATATATTATGTCTGACATTTCTAGCACTTCGGGAGTTGACCCAGAGCTTTGTAAATAGTCGTATGTTTGAGGATAGTACACCGAATCAATCTGATCTTCAGAAAATGCCTTCCATAAATTCAATTCTCTTCTTAGGGTCTTCTTAAATGCTTCAACGTCTGTTCCGTTTGGGTTTACCGATGCGTCAATTATTCTTTTTTTAAATGACAAATTATCCTCAAGATGCAATCTAGTAACTCCAACTCTTAAACCCAGCTCGTCAAACCAGTTAAATTTTTGAACAGGCGCTTGAGATAACGGGGTTGATTGAAAATTTTCATTCTTTGCTACAAGGGTATGGTATTTTATTAAAGTAAAGATCTGCCTATCTTCTGCGTTATGATAAAAAACATAATCAGTTTTTTTACATCTAAAAAAATCAGAAAGATCGTCTACCCTAGTCAGCTCTACACCATTGGCTAATATTTTGTGGAAAGTTGTACTAACATTTTCGGAAGAATAAAACCAACAAGTTTGATTTTCGTCGGCTCTATCCAAAAATGAATTTATCCTCAAAAGATCTAGCTCTCTATCAAATTCATCAAGGTTCTCTCCGACTACTGCATTTATAAATTTTCCTGCAGTTGTTTTGGGAACATACGAATCTGGTGTTGCCTGATCAAGCGAGTCGTTTGTTAGGGCCATCCACGATGGAAATTTCTTAAGTATGTTCTTAGATGATTGAAACAAGACGGGGCTAATAGGATTGCCTATAGCAATTTCGACCAAAAGCACAAACGACAAACCACTTAAGTCTGTTAATTCCGTGTTAAGTACTACTTCAAACTTTCCATATCTCTTAGAGTTTTTTGCTAGCAGAATTGAGGCAATTGCGCTTGATTCGGCGGTTGTCGACAAAAAATATGGACCGATTCAGACTATCAGATTCGTAAAAATTTAAAGTAAATTGTATATCTTCAACCGTATTTATAATAGAGGAAAAGGCCCCCTTAAATGTTCTTACATCAATTCTTGATGAGGTATCAACAAATCTTAAGTTTCTTGCGATAAAAGAATCCGCAGTAAAAACTGGAGTAGAAGATGAATCTGGATTGAAAACAAGGTTTTGATTTTGAAAAGACTCTGAGTTGAACAGATAGTATTCCAAAATATTTTTATCGTCTACCAACTCTCCGATAATTTGTGATCTCAACTGCTTCAGCTATAGTTGGAGTTGCGTTTGACAAAACTTCAGTGCCAGTAAAAACAAAATCTCCAATCGAGTTTAATCCAGTTGGAGATCGACTATAGGAATAGTTAGTATAGTACTTATTTACATACAGGTCAACGCCTTGCGTACTCCAAATTTTTCCATTTTTAGAAAAATCAGGAGTAACAAAACTAAGTAAATAAGTTTTCATCTACACTCCTATACGGCATCTAGCCATACGCTGTATTCAGAAGTAACTCCATGCTCTGGATGAATGAACATTAAGTGCTGACACGGCCTGCTCATTGAGGAAAAATACTCTTGAGCGTACGCATTGCTACTTTCTGGAGATCCAGAAACCCTTAATATACTACTGCCAATTGTCATTTTAAACTGTTGATGATAATGACCCATAAACACATCATTGAAGTGTTCTGGTATTGCCCCATCTTTCCAGCCCATAACTTTTTTGTAATACCCGTAATACTGAGCTGGCGATGGGAGTTGATCCCCGTGTATAAGAAGACTTGAGTAATCACCAATATTGTCTATTGCATACCAGTTTCTTTCACCTCTTCCATCTGGAATATTAAAAGTAATTCTGTCTTCTTTGTCAAACATTAATTCCACTATCTTATAAAGCAGTCTATCCATATTGGTTTCTGGATCATGCTGCTTTCTCATTTTACCACCGACCGCACCATGATTTCCTATTACACCTAAGACATGTACTTTCTTGAATTTTTCTAAAGCTGTTATTAAAAATTTAGAAAGAATTCTAGGACCATTAACACCCACCTGCCTATAAAGTCCAGAGTCAAGAAGGTGACTTTGACCCGCAAATATCTCCTCACCCTCGACTATATCACCCAAAAGCCAAACATGCAGCTCATCAACATTGTGGTGCAGTCGTTGTATTTCTGTAATTTCTAATAACTTTTCAGTATACAATTCTATTCTTTTTTCAAGCACTTGTGTATTGTAACTCGCAGTTACCTTACCCATTTGCCAGTCCGAAAAAACGGCAACTGCCGCCTCTGGACTGGTTTGTCTGTTACTTTTTAGGATTGGAGCTTTTATTTTTGGCAGTTCAAAAGTAGAAAACGCATCGAACGCTGCTTGATAAACGGAAACTACGGCTTCACTTTTAACATTTTTATATTTTTCAGCCAGTTTTGCTAAGCGCCTATTTTCTGACCTAAGAAAAACTGATGAATTCTCTACATCGGGTTCGATAAACGATATGCTTTCTTCATCTGCATACTCTTCATTTTTTTCCGTGGTATCTATTTCTTCATGAAGAATTTGGCCAGGAAAATCCCTATATCCTTCGGATATCATTCTTGCATGAGTCATATTCTTTGCTTTTATTATCTGTTTTTTTGTAACCACATAAGATTGTTCTGACATTTGTCATCCTTTTAATAATTTGTACTACCCATTATAACAGAATATATGCCCAATGAACCAGCAGCCATGTAGGATTTATCGTCGCTTAAAGTAAAGCTCCTGCCAGATATATTTTGATCATTAACCCTTACCGACTTTACCTCAGCTGAGGTAATTAAATCAGAGGCAAGCCTTGCTTGTCTTTCTATTTCAGAAATTAGCAAAGAGTCACCTATTAAAAATGAATTTAAATATCTGTGAACAAAAATTCTCGCTTGATTTTCTACTGCTCTTGCTGCCGCCGCAGAAGTTCCCTGCCTCATTGCCAATGACATACTAACATCAACTAGTTTTCTTTCTGCCATTCTAACGTTAACGTTTATTCCTATGGGCTTTATAGCTCTTACCTCGTCCATTACAATCTGTATTAGCGCACTCAGGTTTGACCTAGTCTCTGGAATAATTATAACATCACAAGAACCCATTCCAAAAGAAGCCTCTCTTATTTTTACGTCTTTTATCCCTTTTATGCTCAACGTAGCGAATCGTAGCGATTCCGCGCTGCCGCTACTAGATCCTCTTATTTTTGAAATAATTCTTCTTCTGTAGTTGTCATCCGATTCTGAATTTAAAGTACTGTAAACCTCTTTGGGGTTATTGCAAAATACGACTATTCCCGGAGGAGCCATGAAATTATGTCTAATCAGTGTATTTCTAACCGCAGTTACATTGTTGTCTGGAAACTTTGCTTTTACCGATCCGTACGCCCTGGTGCTTCCAGCTTCAATAATAACCTCTCCGACAAGCTCGTAGGTATATTGAATAGAGGAATAACTTGTGGTATCATTATAAATTAAGGTTTTTGCGGGTATGAAAATATTTGCACTATGAACCCTATTTGTAAAAAATTCTATATTTCCAGAAAGTCTTTCTTGAGCCAGTTCTTCAGATATTGTTCTTCTGGTAACTCCATACAAGGATCCAATCATGTCAAGATTAAAACCACTGGCGCTTGACAAATTCGACTGCTCAGTAGTAACCTTTAGTGCGTTGTACAGATCATAAATTTCAGAATTAATTGTTTCCGCAAAGGCCCTGGCTATCGAGCCGGGTGATGTGGCGTTAATTCCTGCGTTTTTTTGTAGAGCATCTAAAACTGTCATTAACATTTGCTCTTTTGTTTTTGTCACCGCTGATGGCATACTAATCTCCCAGATCCTGAGTTATGGAAAACACTACTGGATCGTAATTATTCCCAGCCAAATAAATATCAAATCTTATGGAATCTGCACTTTCTGGCACCGCTTCAATAGTAATTTGTCTATTTTGAAATACGCCTTCTCTTTCAAGGGCTGCTCGTATTAATCTCTTACCAAAGTCGCCAGTTTGTGGCGTCTGGGGCATTCCGTACAGCATTGACAGCTGCGTCCCCAGTTGGGGGTAAACATAGAAGTCACCAGGCTCAGTCATCAACCTAATATAAACATGCTGTATGTCTTTTGTGCCCTGATCTCTTACCGTAGCGAGGTCCCCAAGGCCATTTATTGCCAGATCGCCACTTATGTCAATATATAAATCAGACATTAATAACTCCCATTATTTTGCGCGATGTTGTTTAAAATTTGTGAAATATTAAGTCCATTATCTGTTTTTTCTTTTAAAAATTCAAGGTAAAATGTGAAACTAGTAAAAGCCTTCGATATTGCCGGCTGGTTTTTTGTCCAAAACTCAGTTAACATTTCAACTTCCAATTGATTATAGGCTTCTAGTAGTTTTGACATAGGCGATTCTTTTGTATTTTTATGAAAAAGTAAGCCTTTAGCTAAGGCGTCTTCAGTCTCAGTCACACTCTCATATCCTTCTTTTATAGTAATATTATTTATAAAATCTTCTCCATAAGAATCTTTAATATTATTAATAAAATAATCTGCATTTTTAAAACCTGGATTAGCGTCTTTTGCGGTCATTGGAATCATTGCTGGTTCACTAAAATCTGTAGCAGAGCTATTAAAAGTATTCATATTCCACCTTAAACCATCTTCTTTTGAATTTAATTTAATATTATCGGCAAACAAGGCTATGGTTTTTGTTGCTGCACTTATAATAATTCCGACACCCGGCGCAGCAAATATTTCTATATCTCCAGAATCAGTTATTCGTATAAAGCCAGTATTGTCAGGATGGGTTATGCCCACCTCTCTGGGCGAAAAGTTTTTTCTTCTTCTAATTTCATCAACTTCCGTGGCAGTATCGCCAGCTAGTGATTTAAAATTTAAATTTGAGCTAATATCCTGCATAAACTAAACCATATACCTTGGTATGCCAGTGTCAACCATGTAGGCTGGTGCGTACTTTCCGATAGAAGAACCTTCCTCAATAAATGAAATAACATAAGGAGTGGTCTCTGAGTCGTCCCTAAAACCGAGAACGCAGCGGGAGCCGGCGTTGGGCGCAACTGCTTGAATTCCCTGAATGCTCGGACATGAAACGCCCCTGTGCGCATTTCCTATTGTATTCGAGTGTTTGTCGTCCATTAAAATCATAGCCGTATTTGTCAATTTATCATAAGAAATAACGGTTCCAAAGCGAGGCTTCGTTTCCTGCAGTCGACGAGATTGAAATTCGGAATTTATCCTCTGGTCATATTTTGGATAGTGTTTCATGATTCTCCTTATTGTTCTGGATTCCCGTTTGGATTCAAGACAGCGCCATTAAACCATCTTTCAAGATCTTCTTCTGTAGTTGGTTTAGAATATATAAGTCTTTTTTTATCGTCTATATCGGTGTCAATTTGCATATATTCGCCGACTCTGTCCCTTAATAGCTTTTTCAATTCTTTGTCTAGCTTCGGCTTCTGTTATGTTTTCATTGTCCTTGAGTACCTCTTGTGCAGTTTCGTATTTTGTGTTAAAAATAAAACCATTTGCCTTGGCGTACCTATCTCCTAATTTATAACCGCCCCAGTGATAAAGTCCGCTGCCATAGTTTCCTGTGTCAAACGGCTTCGTTATTTCTGGAACTTGACTCAGGGAACTAAATGCACCGTGTGACCAGATCCAAAACGTTCTTGCCATCAGAGCTTGATTTATCGGCTGCCAAAGCACGGGATTCTCCTTATCCTTGTATGAAAGCGATTTCTTTATTACCCTTTTGTTTTCCTCAACCTGTCCCGATTTTTTTCCTTTGACAAATCCTTCGTACATTTGTTTGATTATAGTGTCAACCGCCTTCCCGGAATAGCTATCAGATCTTTGAGCGGTAATGAGATCGGACACTCGCCCTTTTACTCTTTCGCCTATCTCATACATACTTTCGAAAAAATCATCGTTAGGGTAATATGCAAGAACTGTTCCTCGCACTAGTTCTACCTCCTCTTGCACACTACCTGCTACATTCTTTTTTGTAACAAATGGTAGTTTATAATCGCTATCTGGATTCACCAAAAGAGCTGATCGGTTGAATTTAGCCAAAAGATTCATTTGGAAAAGGCCGATTGACCAATCTCCAGTTTCGAAATTGGGATTTATTTGGCCTGGTTGAAAACTACTTTCTCTTTCTGCAATGCACGTTAAGATTGCCGCTAGTTCGGGAGAAAAGTTCACCTTTCTCAAACAATCGTAAACTACGTCTTTATCTATTGGTTTAGTCAAACTAACGAAGTATGAAGGACTATAGAACTCCTCATTTAGAGTATTGCCCTCGTTCTCTTCTTGAGATTTAGCGCCTTTTGGCAGCCAAGTCTTAGACACTCCCAAAAAAGTATAATCATTTCCGGGATGTTCAGATCCACCCTGGTACTGACCATGTATGCTCTTATGAGAGGATGGCTTGTTAGGCCATTGATCAACATATCTCGATACAACTATATTAGCTGTATCCACACCATTTTCGGCAAGCGCTTTTCCACTAAGGATTAAATGATGTTGCTCATCGTTTCTAAGAAGTTTTACCTTTTTCCCAAACGTGGTCAATCGGTCAGCGGATCCCGAAGTAACAGGACCAACTGACACACCGCAGTGCCCTAGACCGCCATTTGGGGCAGTATCGTCTGCCCAAAAAACCAAATATCCCGCAGGAGGATTTAATAACGTCTTTAAGTATTTATTATATTCTTCCTTATTTATGAAGGAATTTCCGATCTCTAAATTCCTCTATTCTTTTGTTGGCTCTCCAATAGTGTACTCCGTCTTTTAGGTCGGTTGATTCCTCCTGCTTTTTTATAATATTCTTCCAGTGTTCCATGGCGCTTTCGTTAGTCGGGAGTTGGGCGAGGTATGGCGGCTCATCGCCCAACTCTTTATTGTGGGTTAAGAATCCTATATCTGGATCTTCCCATTTGCCTCCCTCATTTGAGAAGCCGCTTGGGAATATGTCTCTTTGTACCCTTTCTGCACCAGCTATGCCCAAAGCTGCGCATAGTATTCTCATAAATCGCTCACATCCAATGTTCGTTCCCCTCGTTCGCGCTTTGCCAATGCCCAACATCCACTCTGTGCCCTTTCTTCGCAATTTTTCTGCGACATTCAATATTAGAAAAGGATCTATAATACCCGAAATAGGTTGCTGAGGTATAACTGGTTTTGTGGTGGTAATGGTTTCTCCTGGCTTTGGCTGTACTCCCGGATCTATTTTAACAGGAGGCGGAACAGTGAGAACTGGTGGAAACGTGGTGTCTGTTGGTTTTGGATTAATCGTTTTTGGTTTTGCGGTGGTGGTGACTGGCGCCCTGGTGGTGGTGACTGGCGCCCTGGTGGTGGTGACTGGTGCCCTGGTGGTGGTGGTGGGGGTGCTGGTGGGGGGAGAAGTATTTGGTTTAGTGGTGGTGGGGCGAGACGTTGTTATACGATTAGCCCCATCCCAAGGATTTGTTGGGGGAATTACGACTGGCGGAATTACTGGTTTACCGGGATTTGTATTTCCGGCGGGGTGTCCCGGAGTCAGCCTGTCAGGAGGTAGAGAGCTGGGTCTACGCGTAGTGGTGACTATGATTGGTTTAGGCGTAGTTAGAACTGGTGGAAGCGTAGTGGTGGTGGTCGTCGTACCTGGTGCAGCCGTGGTCGTCGTACCTGGTGCAGCCGTGGTCGTCGTACCTGGTGCGGCCGTGGTCGTCGTAACTGGTGCGGCCGTGGTGGTCGTCGTAACTGGTGGCTCCAATCTGTCAGGAGGCGGTATAACAGGACGACTTGTTGTTACTGGTTTAGACGTGGTAATAACTGGAATAACTGGATCTAGCCTATCGGGAGGTACTTGAATGTGTATACCTGGTGTGACAACTGGACCCGAGCCTTGATTGTTGGGATTTTCGATTACAATCGGAGCACTCTTGCTGAGGTCTTTTAAGTTACCATTTGCATCAAATTGAGAAAGAAATACCGTACCACTCATCCAGTCATCTATGTATTCTGCGGTTCTTGGATTGTATACTGGCAGGTTTTGTCTGACCCAGGCTTCTAAATCTTGCAAAGGTCTTCCAGAGCCAATAAAGGCGGTAACTACGTCTTGAAATTTTACCTGAAAAATAAAACCACACTGTGATCTGGGAACCATGTCTCCATTACTGTCTCTAACGTCGTAGTCTCCCCACGCAGCAAAGCCGCCAGAACTACATAGCGGTTTGGTGTTCATAAAATCTTTTCTTCCCCACTTCGTCATTACTGACCAAACCTGATTTATCGGATACCATAAAGCAGGATGAACATCTGCTTTTCCAGTGTCTTGAAGAGATACTATTTTTTTTCCAACTTCATTAGATTCAAGACCCTGCGATATGCTTGGCAAGTAAGCCAACTGATGAGCAAGAATACTCGTATTAACTGGGTTTTGAGAACTCAAAGGATCATAGTGTATTGGTACACCTGTTGACGCATTGTTTTTCTTGCTCATTAACGATATTAGATTGTTCTGGAACAAACCATAGGAATAATCTCCATTCCAAGAATTCGAACTTTTTCCCTCAGAACACTTTCCATTGAATGCCGCAGGATTTAGACCGCTTTCTCTAACAGCTATGGCAGCCAGTATTGCGGCAGTAAATTCGCAAAAAGGACCGTATTCGTGCAGCAGGATGTACACATCCTGAACGGAAAGCCTTTCTCCGACCTCTTAGCAGATAGTTTGTGTATCCTTTGTTTTTTGCCCCAAGAATTACTTCTGGTGTGTTTACTGCAGTTTCCCCTGGTTGAACACCAACTATATTTCCAGCGCTTGTGGTCCATCCTGGTGATCCAACATATCTTCCTGCTCTACTTGGGCCAAAACTTATATGAATATTGGACTTGTGATGTTCAGATCCTTCAAAGTTAATATACTTTAAACTTGGATACTGAGTTTTAATAATAAAATTTGCTGATTCAAATCCCTCTTTAACTCCTATGTCTCTTGCAACATCCGAACTTATTATTATGAGGTCTGGAAGAAGCGACTGCGGAAGAGTGGATAATCTGGCAAGAAGGAACGCAAACGCCGCTGCGTAGTGTTCTTTTGATTTTTGAAGATTAGTGAAACTCCCAACACCCTCTATGTCAAATGCTCTTCCAAAAACATGATCGGATATGGCATTGCTGTTGTTTGGGTCAATATTGTTTTTTAACTGTTCGTCGGTCCTATCGCTTCTTTCATTTTTTGCCAGTATGGCCTTGTCAACGTTAAATTGACCCTTTATTGCTGTACCTTTTGTTGGATCGGTTAACATCAAAAGACACTCTATCAGCGCGGCAGAAATTAGGGCTTTTGTTCCGGTTTGAGTAATTAGACCAGTGTCAACGCGTTCTTCTGTTTTTGAACCTGGCGTGTTTGAAATTGTTTGATGAAACACGTAATCCCCAAGGTCGTCTGGTATATCAAAAGTATAACCAATTGTCAAACCTGATGATGGAATTCTTTTATTGAGCTCCGCCCCTCTAAGATAATATATTTCCAGTTCGTATTTATTTAAATCATTGACAATAGCGACCGTTCTTTCCCCAAGTGACGGAGCGTCTGGGTTTGCTGCATACTGGATCTGCTTGTGTTTAAACACTGGCATATTTGACGAACCAACGTAAGAAATTGATTTATTATTATTAAACTCGTTGGCCAATCTTTCGAGAAGCGGATTTGTGTTTTTTGCAGGAGCAAGACCAGTTCCCATTATAGAGCCAGTTATCGTTCTAAGAAAAGCGTCTGTTCCAGAAAGATTTTCTTGTTCGCCCTTAGTCCCAGTATAGTCTGGATTCGGTACTTGAAAATTTTCGTGCTTTGCTCCTGCGCTCAATATTCCATGAAGCGACGACTGCAAAAATCTGGTGTGTAGATCCATTAGGGTTGCGGGATTTCTACCCAGTGCACCGCCTGCCATTATGTCAGTTATATCCCTGCTTGTTAGGGTGGCGTTGGCGTATCTGTCAACGGATCCTGAAGTAACAAGACTGGCTCTACCTTTTGGATTGTACCCTTCGGCCAATTTTTGAACAAAGGCTCTTGAATCCTCGAAGTCATTTATATTTAGTTCAAAACTATCCATTTTAATAAATTCTATCTTTGAGGTATATATTGAGTTTGAGGTATTTGATCATCTAAACCTATTTCTGCAGGCCTACTTCTCAATAGGTCAACGGTGTATACTTGAGCCAAATTATTTGAAACTAATTCCCAGTTTAAAGTTGCAGCCAATCCATCATTATAGTACTCATCCCAACCAATATAAGGCCATTCTGAGGCTTTTGAATATAGCGTTTGTAAAATTTTAAAACTTACAAAACTATCAAACAATTTTATCCTTTCATTTGATATATCTTTTAGAGGATCCGAGGGTCCTAAAATCTCGAAATAATTCTTATCATTTAATTTTGACACAAAAGAGTATATAGAGTCAAATTTTATGTGCAGAAAAGAGTCACCATATATGCTGTTTCTAAATTTTTCTATTAGATCTTGATTGGATAAAAATTTATTATCCACAAAGAAGTTTCTTATTTCCAAAACAAGATTGTCTAAATCTTCTGGTATTAATCTATAAAAAATAGTTCCCAAAGATTTTTCTGCTTCAGACTGACCATAGTATTTACCCTTCAAATAACTACGTGGATTGTTAAATTTTGATCCTGGAGAAAAATCATCTTCGGTATAAACTGAAACAGAAGAAGAATCGTTTGGCGATATTCTTATTACAAATGGAACACCCTTTAACCTATCGTTAATAAATCTTGCTGTTTGCGAACCAGCTGAATTTAAATCAACGCCCTGAACACTAGAGTTGTTAACATATCCTTGAAATACATTGATGGTTGAAGATATGATTCCCTCAAGTCTTACCTTGAAGGGTTTACCATCTGGATTCAATAGGTCCACAACTTCTATTTCGTCTCCGTCAATGACCGCATGTAATTTGCATAGAACTTTAAAAAATTGATTAAACCCCGCCCTATCTGGGCTAGTGCCAGAGTATTTTAATATTTCTGCATTTACCAAAGCATGCTCCAACGATGCATATCTGACGAGATCTTGAATTTGATTTTCGGAATATCCCATACTTTTAAACATTTCATTATACGATACAATATCTCTTCCGTCCAGAGTCTTAACCTTGGACCTCACTCCAAAAATTCCCGGAAGAAGTCTCTTTGTATGATATCTACCCACAACCATTCCCTGGTTTATGGACAAACCAGCATCCATTGGTTGTCCATTTTTATTTAAGTATGCTATATAACACCCATGTTGATCCAGCACCTTGTCTCTAACCCATTTCCAACCCTTCCACATTATATCTGTGGCAATTCCAGCCGCAACGCCACCCAAAATAGGACCACCAATCAAAGCGCCAACGGTTGCAGAGCCAACTGTTGTTGCTGCATACATTGCAGCTAAACCCGTAAGACTTACCTTTGCGTTGGCATTAGAATTAATCTGATTTTCCAGTTGTGATCTGGCATCAAAAAGACTTTCTGCGCTAAAGCTTGCCATTATGTCAGTTGTGAGAGCGCCAGATCCATGAGTGAATTGAACTCCACCTAACATCTGGGTCCTTAGCGCTTGTGCAAGCCCGTCAATGGATATATTACCATTTGATAATATTCCAGTATTTCCGTTTCTTACCGACTGCATGATCGTTCTAGTATCGTTTCTTATATTTTGTAGTGTAAAAACAGAATACAGCCATTGAGACATAAACCAGCGGCCAGGATCATTTACGGACACTAGGGCGTTTGGCGTTATTGAGGTAATTAATCCTATATCGGAATTAAAATGATGAACAACTTGTTCAACTTCAAATATCCCATACATTCTTTCGTATATATCTGCCAAGTAAACTAAGTCATGAGGTCTTATGTCGGGTCTTCCTACGACAATTATTTCTCCAGAATAAATATCTTTTAAAGATTCTTTAAGATGAGCCAACGCAACTCTTTTTGACATTAGCTCATCGGGAGATCCTTGGAGAACCTTTGCGCCGAGCTCGAGCTGTTTCAATTGGATTTACAATAGGATGTATTAGACCGCTTAATCCAGAACCAAACAGGTTATCAAAATACAGTCCTGTTTCAATGGTTTTTTCGGTCTGTCTTTCTGAGGGAATACTCTTGTCAAAAGCAACCGAGACTGGATACTTTCCATCGGATACGGCAGTAACCACAGTGGCTACGTTTGTTGTAGTTTCTTGAATATTATTTTTTAAGATATGAGAAAAAGAATTAATAAAATGAACTCTTTGAAATGGTTCGCGCACTTCTACGACCGGCTCTCCGTACTCTCTGGTAAACGGATTATCAACAGCCCTAAGCAAAGATCCAGGTCTTCCCATTGAATAGTATATTGAATCGTTTAAAACTTTATTCAACACGTTTGCTTGTTTTGAAAAGTTGTCCAATTCAGAAAGACCATATCCCAGCTGCATCATTGCAATTCTAAACATATTTTGCAGGCCAGAAAGTCCATCACTTAAAGCCGAGAAAAGCGGTCCAACATTTGCCTCCCAAAATCCTTCAACAGCATTTTTTAATACCCCAACTATATTTGAAGAACTGTTTCCCTCTCCTTTATTGTCAGCCAAAAGTTTTAAGAATTTAATTTTATTAGAGGCAATTTCCTGATTTGGATCAATGAATGCAGCAAAGATTTTATCCACTGCTCTAAAATCCCAATCGTCTATGCCAATAGGTCCAAACCCAACACCTATTTTTCTAGATGGTTTTAGCACCAGCCAGGCTCTGGCATAAGCTTCCTGCCACATGACTTGCCTAAAGAGTCCTACTATCAATAAATATATTTGTTTTGCCGTTAGATTTCCTCCAGCACTTTTGTTAAATATTTCGTAGGGAACCGCAATCTTGGTTGAAGAACCGAGAATCAAACTAATGTTTGAACTATTTTGAAAGAATCTACCAAGCTTTCTGTATTTTGAAAGAGCTAAAGTATTAAAATAATTTATCAATCCTCCGCTCGTCTAGCGGAGCATCGATAAAATGTTTTCTTACGTATTCTATTGCCTCTTTAATATCCGTTGATGCAGACATTATTTTACCAGAAGAGTCCCTTACGGGCATTGGCCCATATGGACTGGAAACATATTTTGCCTGAGTATTATTTATAAAGTCTTGTCCAAGGATAAGACTCATTTCATCAATGGCACCTTTTTCTGTTTGAGAATAATTTTTAAATATTTCAGATCCAGCTTTTTGATTTCTTATTATTCTTATAATTGATTCTGGAACTGGAGAGTCATCATCTGGATCTAGGCCAAAAGTATTAAAGAATATATTTTTTACGGATTCACTAGTGTGATATCCATATCTAAATTGATCCCAAACAGAGTTTGCTTCGGCCACTGTTCTTCCGTCGCCTGCTATAACATTTACCTCAGCGCTTGCGCCCTCAAAGTAATATGTTCTTGCCTCCCTGGAGGTATCATCCAATGGATCATATACAGACGCAAATCTGATTCTACCAGAGCCACCCGATGTTTCTTTTTCCATTATTTCATGTAGTTTTTCTTTCGCTAGATTTGAGTAGTCTTTAGCGAGAACCATATCAAAATAGCCATTTGTATTAGTGCTGTCTGGAAGTACGTTAGCTCCCCTTGCAGACATTACGGCAAGATCGTTTTCTGACAATAAGTTTATTCCACCAACGGGAGCCAGGTTTGCATACATTCCTGCGTAAGGCGCTAGAATTTTTGGATTGCGCAATGTTTCCTCTATTTGGGCCTCTCGAGAATCTGCGCTGCCACCGTACCCGAGGATCGGTTGTTATGGTACCCAAAGCAAGTCGCGCAACCAATGCTTTTTGAGATGAATTTGACGTATCAAATTGTCCAAATCCAAGGATTAAATGATCTTGAACGTCATTTGAGTATTTCTCAAAATATTCAGTTGCCTCTTTATCTAATTTGAATTCATAGGCTGGATTGTAAATAGTGGTTACGACCCCAAGCGGAACAGTATCATCAACAAACGTATAGTAACATTCTCTTGGCACTGGGAACGGGGCAAGTCCTACTTCGGATAATTTTTTAGCTGCCTCCTGATAGAGTCCATCTCCAAAATCTTTTCTATTAGTTATTCCAGTAGATCCACGAGATTCAATCGGAGAAAAATGCATCATGCCAAGGAAGTATGCGGCATCTGGAGATACGACTGCGGAAATCTCCACATCTTTTGGTACCAGATCAGGGTTCAATTCGTAGCCACCAGATACCCTTTTTTCTCCCCACAAAAAGAACGCTGGCTTGCACACGACTGCCGTTCTAGTGATTGGGCTGTATATTAAAACTTTTGTTTTCTTATAATCTTTTGGTGTTCCCACAAATTCTTTAGAGTTTCTTCCTGGAAAATATTTTTGTTTAAAATTTATAAATAATTTATCTTTTTCGTCAAGATTACCATTTTCATCAGTGACTATTTTATATGGCCATTTCATGGCAATATAAAACTGCTCTTCTAAAGCCGTATTGGGGGAACCCCAATCTCTATAGGAGGCTTTTTCAAGTCTATCTTCATTTTGAACAGTCTCAATAAATTCGTATTCCCAAGAAGCTTCTCCTTTCCCGAGGGAACCAATCTGGGGAAGTTCCGCCCCTATATAAGGATAGGGCATTCTAACTCTATTTTTCATTACTGGATCATTGACAGAATTTACAGAATCAAATATTGATACAGCGCTTTGCAATTTTTCTGATAGACCCTGGGAAAACATAACCGCCTCAAGACTTATCGTAAAATCAAAATCGTTTGATTTGACATATCCTAATGGATCATTAAAGTCCGAAGTCAAAGAAGTGCTCCCAACAACTTGGGCCTCATAGGCAATTAACTCCCTGTAATTTGGGTCTGATTTAAATAATTTAAAATCTCTATCTGCTTTTATCGTAAGACCTTTTGAATCTTTATTTTTTGCCATGGAATAAAATGGGTAATCTATCAGCGCTGCACCAGAAACTCTGTCTGTAAAATATGGAAAAGAAAATCTTAAAGGAAGTTGTAGTATTTGCTTGTGGGCTTTGGAGAGCTCTTCGACATCAACGGCAATTACTTCTGGATTGGGTGAAATTGGAAGGTGATATCCAATTGTGGCCCAACCCTTAGAGGTCGGAAGAATGGCATCAGCCTGATTGATTACGTTTGGGTTATTTATATCTATTTGTTGCCCACCAGTTTTGAAATGAATCATTCTTTTTGGATCTGATAAATTAATTACCCTTCCGTTTAAAACAGCGGATGGTGCGTATACATCAGAACCCATGGCTTGATCTTTTGCTATCTTTTCCAAAGAAATCAATGGACTTTGCAACTGCTTAAAGGCATCATAATCTGCAGTTGGATTTGACGATTGATTTACTTTATTAAGTAGATCTATCAATTCTGCATCGGGACTTCTGTACGACGGAGTTTTCAAACCAAGAGAAACAGCCTTTTCCTCAGAGGGAAAACCAGTTGTAACAGGGACAACTCCAGAAGTATACAACCAGTGGGGTTTTCCATAAAAAACAGTAGACCTATCCTCAAACGGCCTAACCGCTACTATATAATTTGGAAGCAGTCGTGCACATAACTGAAACGTCTCCCAAACGGTTTTCATATACGTTTGAGCTCTAAATGAAACTTCGTCAAATCCCGGCATGTCGTCGTCTAATGTACTAACTAGACCGAGGGTCTGGAATATGTTAGCTCCCCCCCTACCGCTAAGGGAACCAAGAAGGGTTGCACCACCAAAGACTGCGCTAACGACACCTATCGCAGGTAGCATGAGCCCCGCAGTGCTGACTGCAGCCAATGCACCTAGGCCAAAAAGAGTACCGCTCAATGCGGTAGCTGCTGCGCCGCCCCTTGTTTTTGTTTCTTTGTCAACGTTTGCGATATCAATGGCCGCCTGTGCCGCAGTGTTGCCTTGATCGTATTTTCTGAGAAGATCATTCCACGAGGCGTCAGTTAATCTATCGAGATACTGAAGACGTGGATTGGGATTATCTTCCGGAGTAACGCTGACAACATTTGCCCACCCATCGCCTAAATCTCCACCTAAAAATTGAGCAATACCAGTACCGTTGCCAGGATAAATATTGCGCTTAAAAACCTCCATATCTCTTTGTGCCGAGAAATTTGACCACATCGTCCTCATGTATCCAAGAGTTGGAATTCTAAAATTTGGACCAATAGAAATGCCAGAGTAATTGATATTATTTCCAAACGGATTCATCGCACCAAAAACCTGAGACAAACCCGCTGAGGTGATTCCAGCAGCAGAACTTATTGGACCATCGCCGCTTGCAGTGGCCATAGAAACAAAAGAGTCTTCAATTGAATTTCTCAATCCTAAATTTTTATTGTATTCCATTTCATTAAGGGGCTCATAAAGAATTGACCCAAAATGTTTTATGCCAAATTTATTTTCAGAAAATATAAGACCCCTAGTCGAATAAGCGAAAGCCTCTCTGGTTCTTGATGTACCCATTGTTAATAATCTAACCATCAAATCCCTTGGTTCTGATAGATAAAGGCCAGTATTAAGACCGCCGTCCATCTTTCCACTTTGACCTTTTTTGTCAACAGAATTTACTATGGGACTAAGCTCTATTGCGTCCGACTGGCATGTAACAGTAACGACTTCTCCCAATTCAACTTCCGTTATCACGCCGTTAAAAACAGTATGAAGCGCATTTGGATTAGATCCATATCCACAACGAAGATGTACTCTAACTCCTGGTTTTAATCTTATGTTCTCTATATCTACTATATATTGAGACTCCATATGTCCGATTGCATTTCTTGCGGTATTTAATGTCCTGTTAATAACGGATTCAAGTCCAGTTGTTAGTGATAGTTTTTCTGTTCCTGGAGCGGACTCCTGTTCCAAAACTCCACCGCTAAATATTGCAGTCATCTCTTTTGTGGAAAGTTTTGAATACATATTTGACACTCTAAAAACAAGAGTGTCTCCGAGGAGATCTTCTGAGGAGACTATTGAAAAGTCGATTATAGATTGTAGACCGTAAAAATTATCAAAAAGTTTAGTACCTGCAAACGTTCTTTCGGAAATTAGCCAGAGCATATAGGTCGGAAAAGCTCTAATCATTCTTCCGGACATATCCCTGTAGCTATTGTCTATCATCATCTTTTCCCAATGTTCTGTCATTGAGTTTGAGTTATTTTTGCCCTGCATTGACTGTGGTTTAGATATGTCATTTGAGGCAAAGGCGTATTGGTAATCAGACAACGCGGTTGCACCTGGAACTCCTGTCAAAGTTTTTGTTGTTCCCCTGTCCGGAGTTTGTATGTCGGTTATTCCCACATAGTCGATTGAGCCATCTTTCTTAACCGCAACGTCGTCAATGGTGAGGTAAAATCTACCGTTTGTTTTATCAATATATCCAAACTGAAAACCATCAGCTGATTGCATGATCGCAGGAATTTTTGAATCGTTTGGATTTTCTATTGCAGGAAACGCATGTATAATGACATGAACATCTAGGCTGTCTGGATCAAAACTTATAAATTTATCTTCTTCGAATTTATCACTATTACCAGAAAGCGCCTGCTGAAGCTTTGCTGCTGCCTCTGGATCTCTTGATCTTATGTCTCCAATTTTTAATTCTCCAGTAACTACCTTGATTGGGGTGTTTGCAACAGAGTCTGTTGGATATTCACCTTCATCAAGAGAATCTAAATAATCTAAAAGGAATCTTTCATTTCTTTCATCTTTCATAGCTTCAATAATAAACGAGGCGGTTTTTGAGGAATTTAAATTCAAAGTTTGTTTAGCATATTTTTTTAATCCAGAAAGATCATTTAATTTTATAAGATCTTTAAATTTCTGTATTATTATCTCATTCTGATATGTCATTCCACCATAGGGGGAGCCAACATTAGTTTGTCCATATAAATCTATTTCACCTATATTAAGTCTTGAAAGTTTTCCCTTGTTTAAACTAATACTATTTTTCATATCGTCATCAATCATTTTAAAGCTTCTAAAATAGAAGTCTGGATCGAGAGACCCAACTACTTCGCCACTTTTATTTCTTAGTTCTAAAGGAAAATCTGGATACGCATTAAATGCGCCCCATAGTTGCTTTATTCTTAAGAAAGGATTTTTTTTAGTACCAAATTCTTCGATTAATTGTTTTTGTTGATCTGAAGAAAGTTTTTCTCTTTTCTGCTGGAATATATCAAAATCAACAAGTCTTATAGATACGTCATAAACATGGGGAAAATTGGGTATCGTAGAAACGTTAAAAGAAAGAGGAAGAACATATTTTATACCAGCTAATGCTGTTATTATATTTTTTATTCCCATGAATCCAAGAACTCCAGCTGCGTGCTCCAACCTGGCTAATCCATTTATGTGATCAAATATTTTTCTTAACTTTATCAACTCGCTTTCTCCAAAAACCTTCATTGAAATGTCGACGCTACTATCCCCTCCTCCAATATGCTGGTAAGTTGGTTCATCCGCCATTTGGATCTGCAGTGGAACTACATTGTTCTTCATGCTGACAGAAACGTCAGTAACAATTGCGGAAGAGGGATCAATATCAATTCTAATCATCGGCACTTCCCATTCCCTTAGGTGGAAGCTTCCTGCCCTTTCTCTGGCTGCCTCAAGTAGCTCTCTTATTGGTCCCATTTCAAAAAATCTCTTATACACCAGGGCGCTATATGCGTCACCGTAGTCTTTTTTAATTATTTTTCTTTGTTCTTCAATTTCTTTTTCATCCCAGCCTGATCCTACATTTCTTATTTTTTTCTTTAAATCTTGGTCAACCAAAAAATCTAAATAAGAATTAGTATTTAAGGCTTTAGCTCTAAAAAATATTTTGATATTCCTTAGTCTTTCTTGGGCGGCAAATGGGACTCCATTAAAGCGATATATTTGAGCGCTTTCATTGTATCCACTAGAATCGTCAGAAAAGTTTCTCAACCAATTCTTTCTCCCAGAATCCAAAACCGGATTCTGCCTTATAAAACTTTCTATTAAGAACGCATATGCCTTTCTTTGAAACTCGCTTTGATTCAAGCCGGCAGTTAATATGTCAATACTGTCGACAACCTTTTGCCTTACCGTATATTCAACCATATTTCCCACGGAAGTACTAACGACTTCATCAAGAGACCTTCCGTAGCTGTCTTTGTTATCTGTAAACTCTATACCAAAAGAGGCTAACAATCCCCTCCAAGACATTCTTGCTAATTCGTCGATTGCTTTTACATTTGATTTATCGAATCCATACAAGTCGGGAGTAAATATTTTTGTTTGGGTTTCTTGTGGAACATAAAACGTTATGTTGCTTCCGTTAGTCCACTCCCTGATAACATTTGTTGTATAAACTTCATTTTTGTATCCCAACAATCCTTCCTGGTCAGACATGCCATCCTGCTGATCGGTACCAGTACCTGCATTTTCCATAATTGCAGAAGCGGACTTATCTGATTGATCTGGATTGGACACAAGTAGAAACTCTTCATTTATATAATTGTGCAGGGCCCCAGCTGCCTTACCCATATACTGTCTAAACTTACCCCAATGTATTGCTTGATTGAAGTCTTTAATCATCGGAAGAAATGGCTTATGATTAAAGTTGTACAGGGTAAGATTTACAACCAATGCAAAAGGATAATTCGGTATTGTAGATATAGTCATATCATGCAAGCAAACACCCGTTATACCGTGCACTGAGTTTAGATATTGATTTCTTACGGGAAGAAACGGAGCGTACTTAAACGAAGCTACCAACCCCCTCAAAGATGACAGGAATTTATCAATTTTTGCCTCACTGTCTCCTGAGGCACTAAAGTCAATCGTAAAGTTGTCTTTTAGTTGAATTTTGGACGCCTCGTCAATTGAGACTCCCCATATCTCTTCATAGTTTGGAAAAAACAATTGAAGGGATATTGTGGTGTGCTTATAGCCTGCGTTAAATTTTGGAGTATTTTTCTGCCTAATGGCGCCCTCTCCAAAACTGGTTACCTTAAATTGAGTTTGAATATCAATATTTATTGGCGGAATGTAAAAATTAGACGCCCCTAATCTAAAATGAAATATGTCCGGAGCTGCAGGACTTATGTTTTGTCTTGTCGGAAATTCCTTAAGTGCTTTCTCTATTCTTTTAGCTGTATTTATTAAATCCCACGCGCCTTCAAAAATATTCACTCCACCAATCTGACCAAAAGAACTCATTAAATCATTTAGGACTTCTTGTGGATCATTCAGCCTATCTTCAGAACCTCCTCCTTTTCCGTTATTTGAATAATCTGCAGTAGCTGCTAAGGCGTTAAAGAAAAAAACCGCTAAGTTTGGAAAGTATTCATAAATGGTAGATAAAAGAATTGGATCTCTGGCCAAAGATGTCACAGCCGAACTTAGTTTTGTAAGCCATGCGGTGTCTTGCGTTCCATCTATAAAATTGGCGGCACTTGTTTGAACATTTATCGTATCTTTTAATCTTTTTCTTGCATATGTCTGTATTCTTTCGGCAAAAAAAGCCAGGTCAAACAGTCCCGCCGCATCCATCTTTTCAAATAATCCATCTGTAAACGATGTGTCATTTATCGTGGACAGTTTTTCTATTGGGGCAAGAATTGCTCTAAATAATCTAAAACCGTTCTAACGTATTATAATAGCCTAAGCTATACTTTTTTGCTATAGTGCCTGGATTGTATTTTTCTTCAAATGCTTTGTAAAAAGATATAGATATAGTATCATTGCCGCTTTTTTGGAGATAATCCTCTAGAAAATCCATGTATAAGAAATTTTTCTAAAGCAGCAGACCTGGCAATGCTTACATCTAAATCTAAAGTAATATCTGGTATTGGTCTAGATCCAGGTTTTATTGGTTTTGTTGGCGGCAGACCGCCGGCTGATTGATTTGAAAAAAACCATTCGAGCAGGCGCTCAATTGAGCCCACAAATGCCAGTAGACCTGGTAGGCTACTTGATAATCCACTTGTTAATGAATTTGCATCGGTTTTTCTATGTTCAATCCAGGCACGCCAAGCTTTATCGTAAACTTTATCATTAGATGAATAGTTTTTTGATGGAGCTTTTTTGTCAAATTTTCTTAGTTCTTTTATTATAGCTGTTTCTGGTGCGTTACCATCTTGCAAGTATCCTCGCATCCAAGATAGGCGTTCTTGAATATAATAAAGATTTGATCTTTCTAGATTTATAATCTGGTAAGCATCGGGCAGTTGTTTATTTTTCCATACGCCTTTTGTACCATTTTTTATTCCAGCTAAAGCGCCTCTTAACTCTACCGTTGGAGTTCCATACATAGAATTGGAGGGATCACTAATGGCATTTTGGGCAGTTTGTATATATTCCCTTATGTGATCTAGGTATTCTTGTTTGTATGCGCTAGTTAGAAACTTAAGCTGAATATACTGAAGAGATTTATCGTCAATATACTTTTGGGTCATTTATTTGAACATTCTTTCTATCTTAGACGCTTCTGCAATTTTTGCTCCAGAGGTACTGGCTTTCATAAATCTTGAATAATTGTTAATTATACCAGACATTGTGGGTTTTTTAAAATCTCCAGAAAAATTTGCGATCCTTTGATTAATTTGTGGAGCTCTAGAATATGTATTTTTTTGTTGTCTTGCCTGTTGATTTTTTGGGTTATCATATCCAGAATTTTTCATTTGGATAAAAGCCGGCGCAGCGCGCATATAGCCTTCCATAGACCCGCCTATTCTATCAGACGTTCTAACCGAGGCTGGGGGGCTTTTTGTTATTACTTTTTTGTTTTCCTCAACTGCACTTGCATTATTTCCAGATGGTCTATATGCAACTTGTGCAGAAAGGTTTGCGGCTTTTCCAACCCTTGGCCTAGTGTCTGGTCGAGCGTTAGCTGCGTCTTTTAATTTTTTGTTGTGATCAGCAGTAAGTAAGGGCATATTTTTATTTAAAATGAACCAGCTATATCGTCATAGGGATCTTTGCCAGGATTTGGCAATCTATTACGTATAGTACTCTGCATTTTGCCATTTGACATTTGTGCTGTTTTTTGCATAAATTCCCTCACTTCATCATTACTCCCATTAACGGAGACGTTAAACGAGGTTCCGCCACTAGAGCCTGCCATTGGAGGGGCTGGTAATCCACCTGAAGAAGTTAATAGTTTCTCATAGGGATTTCCTCCCGGCAATAATGGGGGACCAGATACGCTTTCTTGGGTGACTTCTTTATTTTTCATTTTATTTATAGCTATGGTACCTGCGGCGACTGCAAGTGCACCAAGCACAAATTTTCCAAAAGTTGGCTTACCAAGCATTTTTTTAAATCCAGAACCAACTCCGCCATCAAATATTGGTTTAAATCTTGGAGCATCAATTGAAACCGCCTCCGATAAAACACTTTCAGCAGACGCCGTAATTGTCTCTTGTACAGCTTTGGCTTCCTCTAAGCCCATAATACTATTAAGCAGTTTGTTTATGGCGGTTGCAGGATCATCTACATCATCTACAGCGGAGACTACCCCACCAGACGCGTCTTCTGCAGCTGCCACGACCGCAGCGGCTGCATCTGGGTCTGTAACCACTCCAGGAGCTGCGGGATCAATAGATGCAGCTGGAGACACCGCAGCTGAGGACACCGCAGCTGGAGGGGTTGGTATAAGATCTACTCCAAGCTTATCTTGTAGCCTTCTCAAAACGTGATATGCTTGAGCTTTTTCCTTTTGTCGTGATAAAATTCGAAGATAAGTTTCTGATATCTGTCTTGCCTTTTCGGGGTCGCCGAGTGCAGGCTTAAGGGGGGTATCTTTAAGTCTTGAACCTGAAATTAATCGTTGAGAAATCACTTCCCTAACCTGATCAACTTCATCTGGATCTGCGGTGGCAAGCGCTATTAAATCATCCATCATCTCTGCATTGAGCGGTAATTCAGCAGTTCTTTTTTCACCTATAAGTTCCACTGATATCTTAATTCTTGGTGCTTTTTCAGTAGGTACATAAACCCTATCTGGATAAATCAATCTTGAATCAAGAAATCCAACATTATCACTTTCATTCATTGCGTATTTTGGTATAGCAGTGTGTGTTCCCAAAATATCAGTCTGAACCGCTTTTACTTTTTCTGATAATTTTAAATGTTTTTGCAGAGAAGATCTTGTCAAAAACTGTTCGCCTTCTTCGGAGTAATCAATCAAGGCATTGTATATAGTTTCTGGCATTTGATCAATTGTGGCGGTCAAATGAAGTCTACTTTCAGATATTCCCATAAGCTCCAGAACGCTGATTTTTTGACCGTTGATTGTGACAAACAATGGATTAGTTGTGTCATCGATTATCTCTGATAAAAATCTATTCACTTGCCTTTTTCCCAATTTGGATATCATGTCGTCGTCACGAAGCTGTTTCGGACTTATTCTTTCCTGCGACCCCAATTTAACTTTTGTTTTAAAAGTAAATAAAGTGTTTAGTCTTTTAATAAAATCATCTTTTGAAACGGTTGGGTCGATACCGTCAAACATTTTTGTCAACTCAGATTCCACAAGAGCTCTTATGGTAGATCTAGCTTGTGAGCTCTCAATTTCAAAAGTGCTTTTTAGTTGCCTGATTTGTCCAATCGATAATCTGCTTGTACCAGCATCGCTGCTAGTAAGTTCATTGATTAGATCAGAAACATCTTGTCCAGATATACCAACGGTGGTTGCTTGATCGTTTTGTCTTTTATGAATCATCCTTAGAAGAGCAATTGAACGACTACGCTGATCTCCGACCAACTTTAGCATTCTTGAATTGTTTTGCACTAATTTTTAGTGGTTTTCCGATCTACAAGATCGTCACTTAATTGCTTCAATAATGCCAATTGCTCAAATTCTTGAGGGTTGATTTTTTGCCTTATATTCTCAATAAGTTGTCCATTTTCTGTGTTAAAAAATCCTTCTAATATTCCGCCATAGTCACTTGCTACACTTGAGAGTCTTCTGTTTAATCTTGCCCTGCTGTTGTCGATAGCAGCATCAAGCATTTTGGAGCCAAATCTTTGATTAATTGTCTTGTAGGCTTCTTCCGCTTCATCAAACAATGCACCAGATCCATGAACACCTTCTAGGTATTTCTTTGCGCTGTCCGTCTCTCCTTGATTGCCAAAACCAAAAGCTTTAAGCAGAACTTGTCTATCCTTGGTTCCCGCACCAAACGGCGGCTCTTCATCCACTGATGCTAAATCTAGGGTATCTAACAACTTTCTACTTCTACCCTGTTCGCTCTCTATTCCTCTTATAAAATCAATGACATCTCCCCTTGGTTCGCCACTCAAAGATTGTTCTATTATATCTGACAATTTAAGATTGGTTGCAAATTCATCCATTCCGAATAAGACCGCGTCTGCAAATTACCAATATCGCTTATTTGTCCCAAAAGTTTTGCCGCCTCATCTTTATACTCCTTGATAATTTTTCCCTGATTATCTAAATAGCCTGCTTTAGCTAGTATTTCCAGTTGAATATCTCTTATTTTAGCGAACAACATTCCAGTTCTTCTGATCATGACGGATCCAACCTTATTTGCGTTTGCATCCAGTGCTGCAATCGCCTCTTTTTGAATATCCACATTCTTACTGCCAAGCATCTTATTGAGTATCGTTCTGATCTGTTTTTGTGTATCCGAATCTAATCCGAACTCTGCTGTATTTTCAAAGGTTCCTACTTTATATCTTCTTCCATATTTTTCGATAAGCGACTCCGCCAAGTCTTCATCTTCAAAGTCGAATAGATCAATCAAAGACTGCCTTAAAGCCTGATCCATAGCGCCCCTAGAACGACTTAATGGATTTCCGCTGGTGAGCCAGCAATGTTCTATATAAGCTCATATATCCATCGCCTGAGTCAAAAGCTAGTTTACCTGAACCTCCAAGGGCTGCGTCTACCACTTTTTCTGGATCAAAAGTTGCTATTTTGAAATCAAAGACTTCCTGTATTTTCTGAAGAAGCTCTTCATCACCCTGGATATACCTGGCAATTGGACCGGAAACATCATCTGCTATTGCTTTTTTTAGGCCAGCGATTACTTCCTGTCTCTGGGATTCAAAAGAAGAAGCAAAGCCGAGTTTATTAATAAACTTTGAAAGAGCGTCTTCCTGATTAAGGGACAAAAACATTCCCTGATTATACATTTTGTCAAATGCCTGCATTACCTTTGACTCGACTTCAACATCTCCAATCTTTTGGGCATGAAGGATTATTTTTCTTGCAAGAGCAAATGTCTGTTCTGTTTCTCCCAAGTTTCTTCCAGCAGCTGGCAGTGCACTATATATGTTCTTGCCTCCCATCTCCTCCTTAAATTCTCTTGGTAGACTTTCAAAAATCTCTCTAAGTGAACGACCAAAAATCTGTTCTTCTCTAGTGCCAGTGGCTTTTTCTAGGTTTGTGGCAAAAAGTCTATACAAACTACTGTCCCTATATTGCAATTTAAGATCTGGAGATTCTGCAATAAGTGCCATAGCCTGCTCTTGATTTAGCTGCATTATTGCACCAAACCTACCTGAAGCAAAAGCCCTCATGGCTGCTTCCGGCACTTCCGTAATTCCCTGAAACATTCTCTTGGACTGCCTAAGACCTTCTTTTCCAGTCAATTGTTCCAAGTTCAGTTTCCCAAGTATTTTTGAATAACTTATTTGAGCTCCTTCGGTGGTATTATCTTGAACGTTTAAAATTAATCCACCAAAGTCGCCGTCTGCTGCCTTTGTCGTGTTTTGGCCAATGTCTAAAACTCTAAAAATCATCCTTTCTACTTCCTCCATGGAAACGTCTGAGGGTTTTAGTGATTTTGCATTTTCCATCCTTCCGTTGGCAATGCTTGCCAGATACAAAAGTATTTTTTCAACTCTGCTAAATTGATCTAATTCATCTGCGGTCATTGCCAATGCACGTGTTGGAAGCCTGTTAAGTTTTTCATGTTGTAGCGCTTCTGCCGCCGCACTAGCAGCCCTTCTAAATTTATCTGCGAATATGTTTGAACCCGCCTGGTCTGATCCACCAAGCATAACCTGCAGTGTTTCGTCATCCAGGTACGGTAACATTAACGCAGCTTCTTGTGGTCCAGTCGGTTGACGCCATACATAGGAGGCTAATCTTCTATTTCCTTCCGTATCCTTTATGTAGTGTAAATTCTTTATAAGATGGTCGTCTAAGTCAAAACCTCCCCAGGAATCCTTTAATGCAGTATACGAAGAAGTCGGTATTATCATTTTATCGCCGACGAAGCCTATATCTATATAGACTCAACATGTCACTGTCTGCCCCTTCTCCGAATTCTTACACCGATGTCCTCCATTGCAGCAACCTTGTCTCCACCCAACAGTATCTTTCCTTCTGGAGAAAAAACATCCCCAGAGCGCATAACGGCTTGTTCGGTATCAATTGCACTTCTCGAAGCATGGGGCAGAATCGGCGAATATATCTTCCTTGTTATTTTGTCACCGCTTGGCGAATTCGTTAAAGGTTTTTGTCTCTCTTACATATCCAAATTCAAGCGATCTTCTAACCATGCCCAAGAGGTCTGGATTGTCGAATATACTCGTATTTTCGGACAACATTGCTCGCTGTAGTTCTTGCGCGTTAATTTTCATTCTTTGCGCTGCTTCCCTGCTGGGCATTCTCATTTCTTCAAAATCATTTGGATCTATTGACGCCTGTGCCTCAATTCTGGCTTGCATTCTTGGGCTTAGTCTTTTTGTTCTAAGCAACTCATCCATTTCATGCCCAAGGGAATACTTAGTTTCTCTTCGAATTTCATCTCGAATTGCCTCACTGTTATACATTGCTTTTCCAAATATCGCACCCTGAATATCTGCATAAACGTCTGATCTTCCGTGACCAATAAGATCAAGAGTTATTTGCGATGGCCTTGGTAAGTTCGTTGAGCCGTAACTAAAAAAACCTAATTCTTTTTTTACCAATTCTTCGGATCCATAACCAATGAATCCAAGTTTTGCCAAAGCTTGTGCTTGCGTTGAATTATCCGAAACTATATCTGTAACCATCTTTACCTGGTCTTTCCCACCAAGAAAAATTCTTCCAGTTTGATCTGTGTAAACCCTGGCTTTTATTTCCTCAAATGGAATTGCAGAAAAGACTCCACCTGTTTCAGTATATGCTTCTCCGTTTTGCCAATAAACTGTAAGCCTTTTTGTAGTCTTGAAGATTTATTGTTAAGTTTTGTTTTATCAGTAATTCCTCATCCGTAAGATTGGGACCAGTAAGTTCACTTAACCTTTTAGCCATTTGTGCTGCGCCAATAGAAAGCCTACCTGCCTCATGTTTTGCGACAATACTACTCATAAACATAGAGCCATCTTCAAAAGTTTTAACAGCATTTTCAAAAAAATTAGCCAACATATTTGTTCTTTGTTGTATTTCTTTTTTTGTGTTTCCAAGAACACCAGCCTCATCAGAAGCCGCAAGTGCTCTTATGTCTTCCATTATTTCTTTTACTCCAAATTTAGTTCCACTCGTTCTAAGTTTCTGTATTCTTTTTGTCAGAATACCCTGACTTCCCGTCATAAGCTCATCCAACATTGGCATAGGATCAGACATTGCGTCGTATCCAGATATTCTCATTACTTCAGTCATTGTATTCCTTGCTGAAGTTCTAGTATTTCCGCTCGTAACTATTTTCATACCCTCTCTAATTCTTTTTACGGCAGCTTGTTCTAACATATTAGTTGACTCTATCAATGCTTCAGAATATTCGTCCTGAAGACCAAAAGCTATCAAGGTTTGCTCAAGCGGATGATCGCCTATTAAAATGGTATCTTTAAGTTCATTAATTAGCGGTGAAAATTCTCGATAATTAATCCCTCCGAGCCTTAGTTTCGTCTACTAGATTATATTTTATATAATCCACCAAAGATTCAACACCATCAGTGTTAATTACCGTGTTTCTGGGAGAGGTCATTGCCTTTCCTCTTTTTGGAACTTTTTGCGACAGGGCACCATAAGCCCTACCCACAGTGCCTTCGGTTGCGTCTTCTCCAACACTAATTGCTTTTAAAAGTTTGTCTTCACGTATAAAGCTTCCGCCGGTGACTTGAAGAAACCTTATAAATTCATCTTGATCTAGATAAACGTCACCAATTCTGGCCCTTAATAAAACAGCCGCTTCTTTTTGTATATTGACGATTCCAGGAATTTTTTGTAGCACTCTTGGATCATCAATTTGGTCGTACAATTGTGCCTCAGCTCCCGTCGGGTCAAGTTCTTTCATAATTTCTATAAGAGCTTCTTGTGGATTTTGTTTAGAAAATCCAATTCTTTCCAAAGTAAATTTTTCTTCTTTGGCGACTGCCTCCAAAACCTCGGCTCTTGCTCCTTCAAACGCCCTTGTTCTTATTTCAATCTCATCTGTACTGGTTCCAGCTATTACTCTATTTGCGTTTCTTACGGCGTCAGACAAAACTCCGTATTCTCTTTCTGCTACGGATTTACCCGATAGTACATCCTTAATTGTAGGACCTCTTAAAACAGTAAATTCAGAAATGCCCTGATTACCTACTGCTGTTTGAGCTGCTTCAAAGCCTTCCCTGGTAAAATCATATTTTGTGCCAGTTACCAAATTTACATACTTAAAAGTTCCATCAGATAACTGATCTATTCTTAGGGTTCCCATTTGACCAGCCTCGGTCAGGGCAAGCAGTCTCCTAGCTTCAAGTACTCCCATCTGGTCGGGTGATTCAAAAATTGTCATTATTAATTAACTCCAGCCATAACATTTATTTCACCGGGATTAGAAGAGTTTGCAACTTCGGTTATATCTCCACTGATTCCCATATCAAACATCAGTCTTTGTAGTTTGGCCCTGACTCTTTGCGGAGGACCAGACGAACGATTAAATTCTGGATAACCCGGATTTGTTAGTTGTGCCTCTTTTATTTGTTGTGGATAAAAACCCATTTGAGACATCTCCAAGCCCATAGCCTGACCCGTTTTAATTTTTACGTGATCCATATTTGTATTCGGATGCCAACCTTCCCAGTTTGGACCTGGAAGTTCATGTCTTGTAAAATACTCGTTTAAATCTGGCCTTCTTTCTACGGGCATTCCCCAAGTGGCTTCGTATATTCTTCTTTCCAATCTTGGAGCAGTAGATAATATTCTCCCCCTTTGAGAAGGCGGAGCTTTTATCATTGCCTTAAAGTAGTCACGTTTTCTTTTTGGTATTGACATAGCTAGCTGGTCAATAGATTTCGAATTTAGATCAGCACCATACATTGTTCTTTTTGAAAGATTCATGAATTGATTTGCTGATTTAAAATCTCCAATTTTTTCTGCTCTGGAGGCCGCAGTTCTGTTTTTTACATATGAAAGAATATCTATATATTCCTCAAGTGCAAATTGCTTTTGTCTTTCTTGTGGTATAAATCTCTTGTCTTTTGATCTTTGGAAGAGAGAAAAACCACCAACAGTAACTGCGCCAAGAGTTCCAAAAATTTGCGCTCCTCTCGGACCCCTTCCAAACAACGAAAAGGCAACTGCGCCAATGCCTGCCGCAAGAATTGGATTTCTATTTGTAGACTTATAATAAATTGGTTTTATAAAACTTTCAGCTGGTCTTTGCCATTCCGGAAATGTCGCACCATATATATTTCTTCTTTCATATTCTTCAGTAGGACTGGTTTCGCCAAAAAACTTATTGATGATAGGGTTATTTATATGTCTTATAGTTTTAATTGGATTAACAGCTCTACCCAATAAAGAATCGTCATAATAAGAATCAAAGTTTGTTCTACTATTTTCTATTGCGTTCAGCTGTGCTCTTATTTGACCAACCTTTGCTCTTTCCTCTTCAGAAAGACCCATTTTATCTATAGAAGCATTGAGTGTCCTGAATTGTTTGGAATAAGGAGCCACATCTGCCAAAATGTCAAGTTGATTTACTGCACCGTATCTTCCAGTTCTATCGGGATATAGTTTATTAAATCTTTCGTATCCAACTCCAGGAAGGCGCATTTCTCCTTCTTTTACTTTGACAAAAGGATCACCAGTGGTAAAGTCTATAAAATTGTCTCTGCCTGGCAGGAAGCTATACTGCTTACCCATTCTGTTCTTGATTGGGTTTATGTAGTCTATATTATTTCTTTCTTTTGGAATAAATCTTCTTACAATTTCAGAAAATTCTATGTTTCCAAGGGGACCTTCTGCCTGAAGAGGTATGTCTCCAAGTCCACCAAGATTAAGATCCCAGAAAGATCTAGTTGAACCATATGCCTTACTTGCAGACTGTAGCACCGCTGGTGTCGGTTCAAAGTCAAATCTTCCAAATCCCAGAGATTCACGTATATTTCCAGCAGTAAATCCATAAATACCTGCCGTCTCCTGAAATCTATATCCTATTTCGCCACCAATGACATCTCTATCTGTGGTTCTAGATGGCAATCCAATCGGAACTATATCTATTGGTGGTATGTTGGCGCCAACTGGAACTCCTGGCATAACACTTGTGGATATTTGACCAGGGCCACCAGGCGTAACCGCAGACCCACTCGATAATGATTGATTGTAATAAGAAAGATTTGCTCTTGTTGCATTTCTTGCGCTATTGAGCGAACCAGCCTGTGAGGAATTTGACTGATTGAAGTACGATATTGCGGCATTTGCGGCGGTGTTGCCGATTGGATTAGAGGCAAACTGATTTGGATTTAAACTGGCAGATATGTGCTTAAGGGGTCTTGGTGGATTATAATAAGCAGGCGCAGCAGAAAGATTAATGTTGTTTACTGGAGTTCCAAAATTAAGTGATGTTGGTCTTGACAAACCAGTTGGAGGCAGGTATGCTCCAGATTGACCAACCCTTTGGTATTCCGACAGGCCAAAGCTTGTCTCTATCGGGTGCATGGCCCTTTGCGGCTTTAGCACCCTGCCAACAGTGGCATTTAGTATGGGGACTGCAGCTCCAAACGGACCAGAAAAATACTCTCCGGTAATTGGATAGGGTCTATCTTCGTAATGTTTTCTTTCAAACCTGTAAGGATCTAGTGGCCTAAGGGGAGAAAAGTCATTGTAGTACAACAGTCTTTCAATTGGACTTCCAAAAGATTCAGAGGTATGGGTTGGTGCACCCTGCATTCTCCTGTAATACGATGGTCTATAATATTCAATTTTACTTCCCTGAAACGGCGTGTTGCCAAGCGGCCAAAACCTTCCTTTTCTAATTGGAACCTCTCCATAAAGAAGTTGATCTCTTTTCTGCCTATAAGTTAGACCACCAGGAGCTAGCCCAGCTACTGCAGAATGAATCTCTGCAGCACCTCTTGTTGCAGCTCCAAGAAATAGCGGAGAATATACCCTTTCGCCTCTTTCATCTTTTGGCTGAGTATATCCACCAATAGTTCTATCCGCCGCTAATGCCGTTGAGCCTATCGCAACAGCAGGAAGAATACGCTTTGCATTCATGCCCCTAAAATAGAGATCTAAGGGACCATAAAAATCATCTTCTTTTAGACCCGCACCTACAGATCCAAAGTATCTATTTAATCTTTGAAAGGTATGAGATATGGGAACGGAACCAAGAGAAAATCCCTCTGCGTTATCATAAGTGTGTATTCCAGCAGCGCTCATTAGTGCTGCCTTTGGATTTGCTTTTATGGCTGTTGCCACCGTGGGCATGAACGTAAACTGTGATCCAACCGAATATCCAGAAAGAGAACTAACAGAGGTGTCTGGTACGTAGCCCCCCATGTTTAGATTTTTTGATATAAAAGATTTTAGGGCTTTTCCTCCTGGAACAAATGTTGAAATCACTCCACCAGATGCAATCGCCGAAGATCCTTCCGTAAATGGCGAAACCAAACTACTGGACACATCTTTGCCCATTTGACTCAAATAGTTTCTTGCAAAATCAAATCTTGCACTCATATCAGTGATATTCTTCAGGTTACTGCTTGGCGTTGAATACCTGTAGGTGCTAAATGCCGATATGTTGTATATAGTTGACAGTGTTGCGGCTTGTGCTTCGGATCTTTGTGCTGCAGTTATGACTCCTCGCTCAAATAAGTCATCTACTATTTCTGCCACATCCTTCACAACCTTTATTCCCAAATCTCTACGAGGTTGCATCAGCGCTTTTCTTTGAATAAGGTATCTAACAACCTCTGAGGAAATTTCATCTGCCCTTGTAACTATCGAAGAAGAAGCTTCATACATCGGAGATTGTTGAGAAATATCCTGTATATCCCCTAGTCGACGTATTCTACTGTGGGCTTTAGCGATTGGTTGATATATTTGTGATAGGGCAGGATTCTCGCCTATTTCTGCTGCTTCCGCTGCTCTTATGGCATCTTTCTTGCCATGGCTTTCTTTTATTAAAGCTAAGTCGTCTTTAAAAAGTTTTAATATATCATCTCTGTCGGAAGCAGACCTTGGATTAAGGAGTCTGTTGGCCAAATCTTCCTTAGATAAATTAACGCCAAAAACACTTTTTGCTTGGCCAAGCAATTGGTCATCTATTAAATCGATTCTGTCATTTAAAAGAAATTGTTTTCCAATTCTTTTATTTACACCATAACTTAATGTTTTTTTGGCCATTCTCGTAAAGGCTTCCATCAATTCCGCATGAGAGGCCACTATTTCATTTGTGTCTACGTCTACGACCTGAAATGTTGGAAATTCAATCTGTCCTGATCTGCCGACGTGAATATTGGGATCCTTTTTTATTACTCCTTCATCAAACGCAAAATCATCTGCGCCTTTTGTTAGTTTCAAATTTCTCTTTTTGCCAAAACCACCAATTGTAAATGGTTCATCCATTTCAACCTGCATAAGTTTATGCAGCAGTGCTGGATTGTTGACATCAGCTTGCCTATTTTTTAGCCTACCGATAAAACGAAGTAGTGAATTGGGTTGTTCTTCGTCAAAACTTAGAAACCTTTTTGCCTTTGCAACTAAACCATCTGAACCTTCACTGTATGCCCTTTTTTCTCCAGCCGCCAACTCAGCGGTGCGAGAAAACATTGACGATACCGCCATGTTTAACGGTCTGTAAAAGCCATCAAATCCAGTAGTTTCAAACTTTATTCGTCTAGGGTTATTTGGATCTACCGTACTTTTATGAGCAAAGAGTTTTCCTTTTGTTCCCAAAAATCCACCAGTACTATGCCACGTATACATATCTGCGGCCTGAGCGGTCTTGGGCACAAATGGATGAGAGGCCCTTGACATACTCAACAACATTTCTCCAGCCTCGGATTGGGCGTAGAAGTCTTTTACTCCCAACATTTGTGCAGGGTTGATGTTTAGAATGGGAATTCTAAGTTCCTCTGTGGCAAATTTTGTTATATTTCGCAGACCTGCCCTGATAGGATTAATATTTAAAATTGGTAGAGTGTTGTCAATACTGCTACTGTAGTATCCAGAAACGTTTCTTACTCCCGTTTCGGTAGCAAGATCACTCTTTAAAGATCGAACAATCGATTTTAGACCAACGAAAGTTTTTTCGTCTTTTTCATAAACATTATATATTAAATTTTTGGTTAAATTTTTGTGATCAAAGTTGGGATTTTCGGATAAGGTTCTGGCAAGCCCTTCTTGTTGTTTATCAAACTCATCATAAGTAGCTTTTTTAATTCCTAAAACAGAAAGTATTCCGCTTGTTTCAAATCCTTTTGTCTGCCCAATGAAGGCACGTAATTCTGCGGTGTTTCTTGGATCTATACCCATACTCGCAAGATATTGCGCTGACGCGTGAAGACGAATTGTGTCTGGCCTAGGGGCTCCCGTTGCTGCTGACATTATTACACTGACGGCCCTGGGGTCATTGTAGGCTTTCATTGCGTTATTGGCGGCAGATAAAATTAGATTATTACTTGCCTTTATTTGTTCTATTCCGGGACTTGCTAAATTTCTAAGAATAATGTCTTCATTTAGTTTTTGTGATTTTAATACAGTCTCACCGACTACATCCTTAAATGGCTCATAAAGACTCCTGAATAGCTTTTGATCTAGTGAATAACCAAAAGCAAAAGACTCAGAATCTGTGCGTTTCATTCCTTCAATGATTTGTCTATCTATTTTGTGAAAAATCTCTTCAAGATTACTACCTTTAAAATCACCAGAAAATTGCAGCGATTGCGAATGTGATCTATTGTAGGTGTTTATTAGTTCATCGTAAAAATTACTAGCTGGATCGGCGTTACCTAGTTTTATTCTTTTTTCGGGAAATATTGGAGTGTAGAGTGTTACAAACTCGTCTCCAGAACCTACTATCGATCTTGAATACGGATTTACTTGGTCAAACGTAATTTGATCTGAAAATCTTCTAGCTACCTTTGAATCAACGCCTTCTGCTATTAACTGTTCTTCAAGTTTTTTCTTATATGCTTGTCCGTTTTAATTCCTGTGTGAAATTTCTTCCAGCACGAAAAGTTCTCTCAAAACTTCCATTAACTCTTTGAGAGTATTCCCTTCCAACTTTTTCTTCAAATGCACGGGCTTTGCTAAGAAGGGGTGAAGTTCTTTTGTTTAAAATATCTTGAATATTTCTGGAGAGTATTGACGGTACTTCTGTGCTGGTGGGATCCAAACCATTTATCTGTCTTATGGCCGCCATAATGTCGTCAAAGTCTGAACCACTCGAACCTTCTGCTACACGGATATATTTTTGAGCTTGCTGAAGATTCTTGTATTTTTTCAATCCCTCATTAACACCCTGTCTTACAGACTTGTATCCAGGTATTAAATCAAGAAGACTATCGACCCTTAGGTGATCATGTGCGGTGTTAATTCCCCTATTTATTCTGCTCAAATCCATGCTGGCTATGTCTTCCGCCAGTTGCTTTCCATATCCACCTGCTGGTGGACTTGCTCCCAGGGGGGGACTACCATGCCTAAATCTGTGAAGGTCTAATACTGGATTTTTTGAAACACCCGATGCTGCAGTAAACGCAGCGGCAAGAGCACCGGTAGATCTTTCTCCAAATGTTATTGTTTTATCAAATATCTTAAATAGATCTTGACCAACTTCAGACAAAGAACCTTTTAGAAAATTGAAGTTTTGATATATTTTTTTCTGAGTCGGACTTAACTGCCTATATCCAGAATACACCGAATCCCATCTTTGTTCTGCTGTCTTAAAAAAGTTAATTGAGCTGTTTTTTGCCGCAGCCAAACCAGCAGCGGGTAGCATAAATCCACCAACTTGAAGCAGGGTTGATCTTCCTATGTCTTTTGCAAAATCGGTTACTCTGCTGGGATCATACCAATTTTTCTTTTTGTTTGTGTCTTGTTTTTCTCCACCATAAAAAGTTCTACCAATAGTTTTATCTGCCACATAGAATGCTGGAACTTCGTAGGGAAGTCTTCTGGCTTGCTTTACCAACTGCTGCTGAAGCTCGTTTCTATACGACCATCCTTGAGCTGCGCTAACAGCCCTAGACGACTGAGCATACCCAATGCGCGGACTGGCTACGGAATCGTATCCAGTGGTAAGAATGTCCGATGCATTCCTGTATACTAATCTTTGTTTACCCTCTGTTGGTCTTGCAACGCCCTGATATTCGTCAAGCAGCGAGCGCATTCTGAGCATTGTCCTATGCGCTCTTGTTATTAGATTATTTATCCCCGCTGCCTCAGAGGCCGCCGCATTTTCGCTTAATCTGTATCCAAGTTTTAATCCACCAGTTTTAACTAACTTGCCAGCAACTCCTGCCGACAGACCAGTTGCCAACATAGCCGCGGCCATTTTAAGAATTGGATTATCATGAAGTGCCCTGGAAACAAAACCAGATTCTGGAGAGGGCATTTCTCCATATCTTTGCCCAAATTCAAAATCCCTAGATGTTACGCCATAGCCAATGTTATGGAGCGGACCGCGATCACGTAACATTTATTCTCCGATCTATCGATTCATTCCCCACAATTTTTGAGCAATTGGATCGTTGTATTTCGCAGTGCCTTCTGGTTTAGATTTGTCGTGCCTTGCTGCAGAGAGTTTTTGCTTTTCAACTTCTTCTTCCGGATCGATTATTTGCAGTTTGACATTTGTAGATTCAATTCCATTAATCGCCTGCTTAACTTCTATGATTCTCTCAGCTAAAGCCACCCTGTAGGCGAGTTCAGAAAAAGTCAAAGAATCCAAAAATTCTGGAGTATCACTAGATATAGTAGCCAAGACAAAGGCTTTCATTAGTCCTCTTACGCCAGAAAGTTGTTCTCTTTTTTCTTCAATTACCCTTTTTGTTGTTTTTGCGGAACCAAATCCAGAAAAGTCCAGTATTTCTTCCGCCAAAGAGGTAATAGAGCCAGCAGGAATTTGGTAGATATCAAAGTTGGAGGGATATACTATCGAATATTTTAATATTTCTTCTTCAGCGTCTGCGTTTGAAAAATTCTCATCACTTTTTAATGAATCTATTTCGTCGAATTCACGATAAGAAAGCTGCTTTAGTATTAAATTTTGACCGTTTTATTTTTACCGCAAATACGGTGCCATACTTCTTTTTTAATTCTAGAAGAATAGTACTAACATTCATCTTATAGCTGACGAACCTCTAGGGCAACAAAGCCAGAAGCCTCTAGCACTTCTTGTGAAATCAGAGAAGGAAGACCCGCCATATCTGCGGTTAAAGCAGCCTTGTCGTATCCTGGATATAGAATACATAGTTCGGATATCGATTCTTCGTTCCACATATTTGCTTCGGCGTTTGTTATCTGACCCGCCTGCACTAGCGACTCCATTTTCTTTACGAGCTGCTTATACTCTATTCTTGAAAGCACCCTCCAAACTATGTGCTTGTCAAAAGACAGAGAAGTTACATATACCTCACCGTACTGCTTTTTCCACTGCTTAATTTGACCAGCCGTAGGACCGTTTTCAAAGATGGGAATATCATCTGCCAAATCCTCTACTCGAGATGGAGGAGTTTCTGCTGGCGAATCAGAGTCAGAATCAGAATACTCTGTCACCAAAAGATCCGAACTCATTTCCTCTTCAGTTTCCAAAACAACATCCGCTGTATCTGCATTTAATTTTGCAGCTAAATTTTGATCTCTGCGTACAACTATTTTTTTAACATCTGACATTTTTGTCTCCTTATTTTAATTATATATATTCATTATATCATAACAAAATAAAAAACCACAATTATTCGAATTGAACCGGGCTATCTTTTGGTTCAGAGGTGCGATTTGTTCTATTTTGCGTTACAGGTATTGACACCCTTTGGCCAGTATACGGATTAATGCTGGTTCCTGCTTCTGTAAAATAAAAGTCTCTTGCAACAAAACCATAATTTTCTATCAAAGGAGCGCCTCCAGGCTGATACTCAGTTGTCATTTGAAGAAGATGCACGTTTTGTAAAACAATTTTCATTTTATTGTTTGAACCAGAAATTTTTATTTTTCTTTCATTTCTGTCTGTTGACATTATCCTATCAAGATTATCCCTTTGGGAAAGGGAGCCTACTGCTTTATTACTAGAAACTGTAACGGTTGAAAGACTAGAGTCTTCTACTCCAAACATTATAATAAAATTAAAAGGCGGATGAGCACTAAATATGTTGCGAGCCTCGCCACTAGATCCACCTATTCTGGCTGGATCCATTGTAATTCTATCTAGCTGACTATTTGCCCAATATTTTTCTATATTCTGCTCATCCTGTCTAGATTCATTTTGTGATTTCATTAAAGATACAACTCCAGTGGAATCTTTTTTGGAAGAAATAGAATTTACTCTAGCTTTTGCCGCTTTCTCAAGAATCTCTGTCATTTTTCTGGGATGTCTGGAAAACAAAGAAAACTGACCAGTTACTATCCTAGTTCCATTCATGATTGTATCAAAATTGTAAGACCAAAAACCATAAACCGCCTGTTTTTCCTGCTTTATCAAAAAACCAAACCCTGCAATATCTAACTCGTCTGATTCGTCAAACAATCCATCTACAAAAACTCTTATGTCTTCTCCAGAAAAAAAGTAATCGTAGTAATTACTAAAGGTGTTGTCTTTAGCGGAACGACCCGCCCATTTTAAATCTAATTCTGCATTGGCTGGATCAAAGCTACCGTCAAGATTTCTTAATCCTGGCCTATTTGATATTGACTCTTCATGAGGAATATACCCGGTAAATGGCCTATAGGGGTCTGCTTTATACGGTTGCGACATACGGTTACTCTGGTCTGTATATTCTTTCCATAAAATTTGAATAGTTCATTACGTCGTCTCCAAAAACATTTTGACTTATTTTCAACCTTTCGTCCCTTTGACCCTGAGGATATGTAAAGTCATCATTTGCAGTATCCAATTGTATCATTGGCTGTATTCCCCTAGCCATATAGGTGTATGTTTGTTCTACAATTAGGTCATCTATAGATAGGGTGGAGCCTTCATCGACTATGGTAATTCCATATATTTTCATTTTTGAAGCCATTCCATATTCATTGAACATTGTAAAAACTACGTCGAAAGGTGGAAGCATGTCAGCCAAGGGAGCATAAAAGCCATTTGTATTGGCAAGTATTCTTCTGTATGCGTCTATTCTATAAAACGCATATTCATTAAATTGAGTGAAAATCATGCTTCCGGCAATTGTTCTTCCGCCCTTAACAAAGCCCCTTGGGTTGACATGGCCAAGGGTTCTTACGGGGGAGTTTTCCCTGTGTATTGAATAGGATATTGTTTGAAGTTCAGCTAATTCAATCACATCACCGTCATTGGTAATGTATCCATCTTCCCCTATCTTTGGTATAACCAGGGTGGCGTGTATGTCTGCGCCAGAAAAAGACATATCCGAAAAAGGATCTGGAAGAAAGTTGTGCTTCCTATATTCTTTTATGGAATCTTGATAAACAGATAGTCTTGTTTTTCTTTTGGATAGACCAGAAAGATTTGCCGTATCTGCAATCTCTTCATTTACAAAGGGCATTTTTCCTCTTTAGAAAAGTGTTATTTGATGGTAGGACCAACCTGCGTCTCTACCATCAAACAATTACTCAGGCCCTATTTATTATGGTCTGACTATTGCCGAATTCAATCCGCTAGCCGTTACTACGTCTTTGTTAATCAATGCACCAAGATCATCAACATTGAACTTATCAAGCTGATCAGAGGCGATTTTATACATTGGACCCAGTTCACGAGCAACATAGGTCATAGTTTCTTCTATGACTATATCATCCATTGAAGCGCCTGAGCCCTCATTCAAAAGCTCACATCCATATATTGAACGCACAGCGGCCTGTCCGTATTCATTAACAAATGTAATTGTAATGTCAAACGGAGGAATTTGATCTGCATAATACGGTGTCTTGGACACAACGTCTCTCAACTGTTCTGAAACTTCGGCTATTCCTCTTCTATGAGCTGGATCGCCGGGAAGGGTATTGTGAGCCCTGGTAAAGAACTTCATTTCAGTAGAGGTGTTGTGATGTGTTTCCAACATCTGATAAAGTGCTGGACGATCAAAGACTGTGAAAATCAATGATCCAGCAATTCCTCTTTTTCCTCTTGAAAAAGAACGAGGGTTTGGTGAACCCATCGTGTATATAGGAGCCTTTTCTCTCGTTACTGAAAACGTAATTCCAGAAAGAGCTCCAATTTCTACGCCACCAAAAGTGGCAACAATATCTGCACCAGAAAACGTTGTGTATGTATTAAGATACTTGTTTACTGGGCTATCATAGTATTCGCCTGCCATATACCCTCCAATCGGTACTTATAAAGTGCAGTTTATTTTTTATTTATTTGATTAGCCGAGGTCGACTGCAATTTGAACTTCAATATTTCTAAGTTCAAATGCTGGTGTCAACACTAGGTCAACCAAAGCCTTGCTTTCGTTTGCAATATACTTAATATTGAAATCACTATCAAGTATTGCTCCAAGTTTAATCATTCCCGAAAGCGCAGAACCTATTGCTGTATCCATCGAATTTCTAATCTGTATCGTTGAAGGCTGACCTATAAACTTCATGCATGCTTGACGAACAAGCAGGGTTGCCTCATTGACTATTCTTACCGTAGTAAGTCTTACATAATCAGAGCTAGAATTTGCAAATGTAACTCCATCTGAGAAAATTGGTGCTTTGTTGAAGTTCAACGTGATTGAATTAACACCCTTGTCTGACAAAGCGGTAAGCACTGTTTTTGTTGCATTGTATCTAAGTGCCGAAACACTGTAAACCGTTTTGTTTATGGTGGAAATGTACGATGCCATTCTACTCATTGCGGCTGCAGTGGCGCATGCGCCGTTTGACCAACCCCAAGATTCTGAGTGACTTGGAACCGATGGTTTAATTTCGGTAGCGACAACCATTACATGGCGACCGAGTTGACCAAGTGTTTCATCAGAGTTACGGTTTGGAAGATTCGACAAACCCAAGTGAGTTGCAACTTGCGCTGGAGTCATTACGTTGTTTGTTCCAGTGTATGGCTTAACGCCCATTACAGCAAAGCAGGGATGAGAATTTTCATTAATTGATTTAACCGCACTTGCAACCTTGTATACCCAGCTTGATGCTGCGGTAGATGTGTTGTCGGCAAAGAAACCAAAATCTGGACTTGAGGGAGTGGCCCCCCATTCATATGGGCTGGCGCCTCTTCCCCAAGGAACTATGATATCGGGAAGAGCGCTTTCTGCTGCAGCAAACGCTGCATCAAAAACGCTTCCACCAAAAGATGTGCTTGTTACCGAGCCAGTGGCGTTGTTCCACGTAGTGTCGCTTGGTAGTGGCACTATATGAATTCTTTCTGCGCCGCCTGCAACCAACTCTACAAATGCTCTGTGACAGTGCGAGTCGACACCGAAGGCAGCGACAATGTCACCCTCATTTGTGACTGGCACTACGTCAAGATCGGCCACGTTTTCATGACCATTTTGGGTGTTCCTCTTAGCAAGGACTACGACCCTTGGGCCAACTGGACTATCTGAACGAGAGACGCTATAAAAGCGATCTTTAATTATTGTTTTTACACCTGGTAATGCCATTGGATTTTAACCTCCGAGTAACGACCTATATAACTCAAAACATATAGTAATGAACAACCTATAAAAATGAACTAGATTTTACTTATCAATGAAAAAATTATATATTTTAAATTAAAAGTTTGGTGTTGCTGTTTGATTTAAATCAACCATATTTGACTCAAATCTATCCTCATAAATAGTTTGATTTAACCTATAGCTTGAACTATGAGTTTGATTTGCAATATACTGTCTAACGTCAATAGCCAGCTTCTCTACTGCGTCTACTGCAAATACAGCTAGTTTTTCGGTTGTTAACATGTACATTACTGTTCTTTTTACCACATCTGTTTGATCCATGTTTGTCTCTAAATCAGAAGATCTTCTTGCGTAAACGAATTCAGAGGCTCCTAATTTTTTAAAAACAGGAGTATACTCAAGCATGAAATCCTCAAATCTTTCCATGACCCTATCTGCAACTTCGGCTCCAACGTATCTTTTGTCATCTCCAGTGATACTTGCTGCATTTGCCTGAACAATGACCGTAAATGATATTAAATTTTGAAACCTTTGTCCTTCTATTATATAGAATTTTCCATCCTCCCCAAGAACCTTGTCTCTGTATCTCATTTTTGGTTCTTGAGAGTGAGATCTTTTTAGCTCTATTCCATAGGCTATACAGGGATATAGGGCGAAGGCTCCACCAAATGTAGCTACTATCGGTATATCGGGATGGGAATTTTCCCACAACATTTTTACGACCTCTATGAATTCCAGATAACTTAAGTTTCCATCTGCCTTCATTCTTTTGGCATCAGTGTTGTGGAACTGATGCGGTTTGGTTATTACCTGTCTATCAAAGTCAGAAACCTGACTCTGCCTTGTCGATTCTGCCAAGAGATCTTCGTCGATTCTTTCTGGAAATGGAAACGCAGATTGCATACTAAGACCTTGGCCCTGTTGTAACCGAAAAATTTATGTTTTTTAAACCCAAAGAAGAAACCAGATTTATCTCAAATATTAAAAAACCTCTTTCTGTTTTTGATGCATAGGTTTGGAGCTTATAGTCTTTAACCACCCTTGTGCCAAGCAGTAATTGCAGTAGGTTTTCCACCTGACTTATAACCTTCTCTTCTGAATTTTTTCCGATACCATCATTTGATATATTGTTTATCTCACTTACCAACATCGCAATCAGCCTCATTTGTGGAGCTTTTGTTAATGTGCTTAATCTATTCGCCATCGTGTAATCGTTTGAAAAACGAGCCTCATAAGGATTTCCCCTTTGACCTCTTCTGGTTCTGTAAACTGTATTAATCCCGAGATTGTCTAATCTTGAGTAACCACTCCTAGAAAAGTTAGTACCAAACACCGACAAAGCTCCGGGAATTTTTGCCCTGATCATTCCAGAATAAACGGGAGTAGAAGACATTGTTCCAGCAAAAGCTGCAGCGGCGCTGCTGACGTACGAGGTAAGGAAGGTTGCATGAGAGAAAACCAATTCACCATATATCGGTATTACATACCTGCCAATGTCGGAAGAAATTACGCCATCTGCATTGTATGTAGTCATTTTTTGAGCAAATATCGGATTTGCTTCAAGAATATCTATATCGGATTCTTTTATTCCATTAGATCTAGAGCCTATAATTCCCATCTGAACATAGTTAGTATTTTCATGAAAGTTGTGGCAGTGCAGGGCTAATTGAGTGACAAAGTCAACCGAGCCAGTTCCAAGTATGGATGTTTCAAGGGGAACAACTATATCTATAAGTTCAAAGTTTTTAGCAATATTGTATGAAACGGATAATCTTTCGTAATATTTTTGATAAAAGTTTACAGGATCAGATGTATTTTCAGAGATGAGATTTGGAGTTACGTCCAGCCTTTTTGAAACATCGGATACATATTCGGACATTCTTGCCGAGCACATTATGTATATACTTTTAGCGCCGCAACTGTAGGCGTCAAAAACACCCCTGAGCAGTGGTGATTGATTATCTGCCCCCAAGAGATTAACAGCTTCTTGAACGGAAGAAACGTGATACAACTCATTGATTTCAATACCATCTGAGTGTCCAATTAAAAGAATTGAATTTGTATCCACCTGATCCATGACTGCATATATTGGTCTCACCGCTATCGATGTTCCACCAGTTGGACCAGTCAATTCGCTAGATGTTCCAGTAGTATTTTTTACCGAATAACTACCAAAGGCCGATGACAACTGTATTAATTGGCTACTCGAATGATTAAATTCTAAGATATCATCTGATGGAACGCTATTTATTTGAAAAGTTCCCTCCAATATTGGATCTATTCCTTTTATGGATACATATTCGCCAATTTCTACATAATGAGGAGTGTCTGTTTTTAACGTTACAACATTGTCTTTTAGTTGTTTTTCTATTATTTTTCCTGTTTTAAAAAAATTTTTAGAAACAACTTCAAAACGATGCTTTATTGTTTTTGTTTCTGATCCGTTTGCGGTTTGTATAATTGCAGTATAATATCCTGATTCTATTATTTTTGGTACAGTATAGGTAAAATTATATTCAGATGAAGAGACTTTTTTGAAATACGCGTTGTTTTTTTCTGTTATTCTTACGGAGTTAGAACTCAAATCAATTCCAGTAATATTGATTGGGGTTGACGTTTTTTTTCTTGCATTTACTGTGTAGGTGTTTACTATTTCGCAGATTTCATATTCTCCATTACATGTTGCATTTGCCCCATAAACAATGACTTTGTCTGCATTTTGGAAATAATGCACTTGAGAAAAAGTGTAAGACACTACGGCATATCCGAAATTAGGATTTTGCGGATTAGTTATTTGAGAAGCGGAAACTATATTGATAGATGTTATTTTATAGCTTGTTTTTAAAAGAGATTTTGTTGACTCAATAGTTTCACCATATCCGTCCAACCCCCTAAGTACAGACGCCACAACGTCCACTGGGGGCGAATTAGATATCGGATCATAATATGAGTTTTCAGAAAGAAAACCAAATCTAAAATTTACTATTTGACCAGAAGTTGCTCTAAGCATTTAACTCTCTTCTCTTGTTGCTCCGGCAATCCAATACACGATTTTGCCACCCCTGCCCCTCACGGGAGCAGCAAAGTCTATTTTGAATATTTCATTTCCAGTTGGAAGTTCTTCATAAATTCTATCTCCTGATTTTGGATTTACAAAATCCTGCAGGTAATATATAATCTCAGAAGAAACTGTCAAACCTTGTGTTTTTTCTTCCATTGCGTTTGCGAATCCACTAGATCCAGGATAATAAGATCTTGTTGTATATCTTTGTAATTTTGATTCATATTTCATCTTTTTTGAATCCATTAGTCTTTGAAATAATACATTATGTCCCCACTGACTTAATATATTTTTAAAAGTTTTTTGAGGACTAATCATGCTTTCTTAGTCCCCTTTCTGGAATTGGATTCTCCTTTGGTGTTATCAATGCATTGGGGCCATAGATATCCTTATCTGACAAATACACAGTAGAACCAGTGTATGGATCTACGGCTCTTCCAGAGCTTACCGTGGGCATTGTGGGGAGACCTTTGGGTTGAATTGCTCGTATTCCAACTTTTTGCGCAAGTAATTCTTTTCTTAAGACTGCAGCTATCTGACACCACGTAGTTGCATTTGCTCTACTTAAAGTATTTCTTGGAAGATTTCTGTTAGTTATTGATAGGTCGCCTAATCTTACGGACAATTCGTCATCGCCACCACCACCGTAAACTCTAGACAACTCACAAGCAGTACCGGCCTTAATATATTCAAGAGCGGTGGTGTTAAGACTACTTCCATCTTCAGTGTCTAATAAATTTAAAATGCTCTTTACTTCCACAGAATAGAGATGGACATATTCCCCTATTTCGATCAAAGGTGCATCTGGGAAATAGGGCAGTAGCTCTTCTGGATCTACATACAGCGGCTCTACGTCTGGGGCAAAAGCGATTACTTCGTCTTCTCTTAAAAATACAGTTGGCTTATAATCCTGTTCTGGAGTACTGACATATACCTGTTGGTTAACGTTAATGGTTTTATTGCCAGCAAGTGTTCCTATAAAAGTCACCTTATAGGTTCCAGCCGACGTTGGGGTATAATCATAGTAATATTCCGAAGGTGTTAGTGCTGTTGGAACCAGCGATAATAGAATAACATTACTGGAATTAAGCAACGTGAAAAGAACAGATACTGGCTCTACGGGGACTTCGTTTCCGGAAGCATCAACGTCTACAAATTTAACCCTAAAACGAACAGTGTCGTTTACATAAATGGCAGGCATAAGATAATCCCCATTCTACTGGTCAGGCAACTATAGTACCGTAAAAAATAACATTTATAGAGAATTAGTCTAGTCCAATTATATTGCCCTCGTATATCGTTACGGTTTCAATTGAAGTAAGTGCTGAAAGATTCTTTTCAACGGTTTCAATGGTTATTACTCCATCAGGGGCGACATCTATGCTCAAAACTGCTATTGTGGTTCTATTTGAATAATCCGCAGAACCGCCAAAAACTATATTAATACTATTCAGTATAATTGGTAGGGGAATTGAAGCTATTTTAATAACCAGGGAGCCAATGTAGCTAACACCAGGTTGACCGTAGGCTATAGTTTCATTATAAAGCATAAGTATATAGTACTAAATAAGTTGTTTTTGAATAAGTTTTAAAATTCTTTCTTTAGATTGAGACTGCTTAAACATCTCATATCGGTCTGATAATTTTGTGAACACCCTAAAAG